GACATCCGCGCCGACGCGCTCGCTCACCTGATTGAACTTGTCCCGGACAGACGCAGCGAGGTCCACGCCGCATTCGATTGCTGCCGCCGCGACCGTGCAAAAGAATGCTGTTGAAGCATTTTGAAGCTCGCGAGCTTGAGTAGCGAGTGAGGCTTGCAAGCTATCAGCAATGTCCGGTCGCTCCTGCTGAACAGATGCCAGACCATCGAGCTTGTTGGTGGCGTCCATCATCTTTCCGAGAGGAATGATGCAAGCAGAAAAAATCTCGCTCTTTGTCCGGGTGATCGGATGGCCGGCAGCAATGCTATCAGCCACCATCTGCTTTTGAATATTGGCGAATGTATTGAAGCTGTTGACAGCCACAATTTCATCCTTGACATTCCAGTTGAACAAAAGCGGCATCTTGATACGATGCAGCGTTAGATCGTGATAAACGATGATATCTGAGAACTCTTTGGAAAGCTCCGGCAGCGCTTCTTCAAGCGACATATCATCACGCCGGACCTTCTTCAAAAGATTGGCTGTCTCACCAACCTCGCCAAGAATGGCATTGATCCATTCTTGAACTGTCCAGTCTGATCCATCCGGCTGCGAATGTGCTGGTTCACCTTTTGGGTTTTTGAATTGCGGAAGCCGAATGATGTTGGCTTTCCGAAGGGTCGCAAAAGAAAGGTCTGACATTGTCTTCTCCTGATTAATAATCTCAACAGTGAGATTGACTTTTGAATTAATGATCATGCAATCGCCCGCAACTGGTCAATGAACTTGATCAGCTTCGTCTTGCCTTCCTGCGGCAGATCGCTCGCCAGAATTTCGTCATAGAACTCCTGCGACACTGTGTCAAAGTCCCGATCAATGAAAAGACCAATCCAAGGATGAACCGCGCGAACGGCCTCCTTCATTGCTTCCAAGACATCGCGATACTCGCCCTGCGTCCGTGGAGAGGAGCGCTTGCGTGCCATCTCCACAAAGGTTCGCATGTTCATCTTCGCAACGATGTTGGTCTTAATATTCGTCGGAAGAATTCCGCGCGCATCCTCGATGGCTGCACCGTCCTTGATCAAACGCCTGTAGGCGCCAGCGATCACAGACATGACATTATGGTAGAGAAAATTCCGTGCCGCAACTGGGTCACCGGCTGCTTTTCCGCAGGCATCTTCATCACCCATGACAGGCCCAATCGTTGGACCTGCGAGATAGTCCCAACCCGGACCTTCCGAGACATCGAGCACACGCATTGTCTGTTGCGCATAGCTCGCTGTCCGTGTCCGGACGAACTGATGGGTGAAAGCTCGCGTGACACCTTCGATCATGAAGGTGTAGTCAACAAATTCCCAAGATGAGGGAATTGTGTTGGCCATATATTCAAGCTCCTTCGTCTTCTTCTCTGCCGGCCACACAGCAACCTCATCGAGGAGGCTGGGTGACATTTCGAGGCGTGTATTTTTTGTGAACAAAAGAATGTTCACAGCATAGTCTGGATCGGGCGAGCCTTTTCCGGTATGATCAATCAGAGTTACCTTCATGTTACTTTCCTGTTGCTGGTGCTGGTGCGGTTGGGATATGACGGCCTGCTTCAAGGATCGGCAGACCGGCCTCTGTTGGAACATAGATCACAGTTGGTGCCCGGCCACCGCCTTCAAGGTTCTGTATCCATAGATACCGGAGATATGACTCATTGTCCTTCAAGCTGTCGCCAATGATCTTGTTGGCCTTTGCGACACCTTCGGCACGTTTCACTTCCACGTCCGCGAGCTTTCCGGCTGCTGCGAGCTTTCCATCTGCCTCGCGGACCTGAACCTGCTTCTCGTATTCCGCCTTCGCCAGCGATGCTTCGCCCGAGAGCCGGGACTGATAGACATTGTATTGCGGACAACCCCAAAGGCCTGCGCCGCCGATGATCACTGCGAACAGCGATAGCGCTGCCCCAAAACCAAAACCTGCTGATGCTTCACCCATTTCTTTTAGCTCCTGTTTGCCAAAACATTTTCACTTCAATTCCTTTGTCTCTCGCGAGACGGATCATTTGCTTTGTGCCTTTGTTCTCCTCGAATTCTCTAGGAAAAGCCATGACCAATTGCGGACGGCCATGGATCAACATTTGAAGATTGCGCATATAGCCAGCGAAGCGATTTGGCGAAGACCTCAGCACACCGTCTGGCATCCAATCAGCCTTGTATTCCGTTGAGCATTTCACGCCACGCTCTTTCGCCCATTCCTTCGCGAGCGCGTCCGCGCCTGCAGCTTCGCCTTGAATGATGTACATCTCCTCGATGCGAGCATGATGTGACATTTCCACATCCATCTCCCGGAAGAGAAGAGTTCGATCATCGAAATTTCGCGAGCCGCAAACGAGGATGCGCATCACAAAATCTTCCACCAGAACGGAATGACATTGCTCAAGTTACGCGCTCCTTCGATGGCCTCGCAAAGCTTAACAACCTCTTCAGCCGTCTTCGGCTCATCCGAAACAGTCATGACAACATATCCATTGACGTTCTCTTTGTGGACTTGTGCATCGTGATTGCTGGTGCCTGTCGAAACATAGTGCACCTTCTGCGCTGAAAATGAAACATAAAGCGATTTCATCTCCATCACTTATCTCCTTGTGCTTCTGGATCGAAGCCGAGACGAATAGCATTGCGGCGCTGTAGTGTGCAGAATTTGTATTCTGGCTCTGGATTATTGCCATAAGCCGCTAGGATCGCTTCTTGCCCAGCGCGATAGCCACAGGCATAGGGAAGAGCCTGATTGTCAACGCGCTCGCGCCAGCGGCCATATTGAAATGTGACGAAGGCGATGAAGAGGGAAACAACAGCATAGGTGCCGAATTGAATTCCCTTGATGACCTTTCCATTGTTCATCGCGCAGCCCTCATCGCGTAATTGTCACCAATCCATTTCTCGATGAGACGGACATCATGAATGAGATCATCGAGAAGGAGGCCGGGACGCCATGTCGCGAAGCGTCCGAGAGAGAAGATGCTGTGCTTGTCTGTCGCCCATGCCAGAAAGGTCTTCCGCTCGCGTTCATCGATAGGAAGAACCTTCGCATAGCGCTGCTGGTTGACCTTTATTGAATCACTGAAATACGAAAGACCTCCGAGAATTTCACAGGCGTTCTCGACATGATCCAAAACTGATGTAAAGGCTTCTTTCGTCTTCGGCATGTTTACAGGGAAGGCAAATTCAATGATGAGCTCATCACCAGTGATCGAGAGGCGATTGAATTGAATGCTTGGATCAGGAATATAAAGCGAAACGTAAGCATCAACATCTCTCAATTTGACTGAGACATTAATGCCGGAAATTGACTTGAACTCCGGACGGCCATGAGCAGGTTTGTAATCCAGAATTTCCATCAAAACAGGCATCGGGACAGTCGAAATGATTGGGTGGCCCTTCATGTGGTAATCCCGCTCAATGCGAGGATCAGCCACAGAAGGATCGAAGGAGTAATTGTAGATGATATTGATGTCTTTCGCCATCTGTGCAATCAGGTCCGGAGGCGCGATCCATCGCGTGTCAGAAACGACCTCCGAGACAATCGACCGATCTGACCGCGCCACCCCTCCAGCCTTCTTCGAATAGAGCAGGCTGTCAACAATCGGATTAGCCCAGCGCAAGGTGTCCTTCATCATGTTGACTTTTTTGAAGGGGATACCGAGCACTTCAGCCACCTTGTCAGAGCGGAAGCGAAGCACGGCGCTGTGGTTATTCGGAAGAGAACTTTGCCCCTCAATGACAGTGGCCTTCTTCTTGTGGAGCATATTCGCAGCGAGAAGCCCAGCCATCCCGGCTCCAACAATCGTAACATGCGTCATTTAATTTCCCCAGTTTCTTTCGGTGCGGCGATAACATAATCTAGAAGAGGTTGAAGATCAGCAGCAAGCATGACGTGAAAACTATCTGGCGTTTCCGGATACCAATGAATTGACCAACATTCATTGGTCGCAATTGCCTTCTTCTTTTGCTCCTCGCTGATCCAATCATCATCCTTGTAGCCAAGGTTCTTGATCCAAGCTCGAACTGTCTCATGATGATTTTTATGATCATTGTGCGAGAGATAAAGGCCGCATTTATGTTCCGGGAATTCCATAGTATCATTCCTTCATCACTGTATTCCGGCGCGTCGTGGCGAAGTGATTTGACCAATAACACTTTTCGATGAAAGGATAATCCCTCGCCAACTCGTTAAGCGTCTTGTTTTCATCCTCTCCTTTGAGCGAGAAGAAGTCGAGGAAATCCCCTGTACCAACCGCGCCGCGCTTGAACTGTCCGGCTCCGGTCTTTTGATCACCATGCCAAATCTGCATGGTGACGCGGCCATTACACTCGATGTAGGCGAGGAATTTAGCCATTACTTGTCTCCGGTTGCCGAAGGCTTGGAGTACAAAGCCTTCATGGCCTCAGCCTTGGCGATCTTGCCGGACTGGATACGGGCCATCGCCTCATGATCGAGGTTCGGAAGCGCTGCAATGATGGCTTGCAGATCGCCAATTTCCTCGGACAACACGATGCGGTTATTCCCGTAGCCGTTGCCATGGTCCACATCATAGCCGAACCGCAGGCATTTCATTGCCGCCTTGCCGACTTCGTGACATTCCTCCGAAAGCAGGATCAATAAATCATCGAGCGTTAGCGTTGTCTTGAACGGCTCCGCCACACCGCCCGGTGTCGCGGGCAGCGGTAAAGCACGAAGCAAATTCGCTGCGGTTAGAATGTCGTTGGAGATATTGCCCCATTCGCTCAATGACATTTCGAGCGAAATGCCAGCCAGCCTAGCAACATGCTTTTCTAGCCGGGCCTCGATCCCATCGCGGTGTCCAGCGTCACCGCCCGGTGTCGTCGCTCGCAGGGGGAGGATGGCGGTATCGGCCAAGCCGCGCCAATATTCCTGTTCATCGGTGCGCGCGTAATTCCAGTGGCCTTGTTCGGCCTTCTCGAACATTGCCCGCGCCACTTCCTCGCGAGCCGCTGCCGGGCTGGCGGTGCGGGCGTTCCATGCCCTGACGGCTTCGGTTTCTACGGTCCATCCATAGTTGGTATGGATGCTGCTGCGCCCAATGCATGAACTGTTCTGACATCCAACTCGCCACAGCATGTGTGGAGATGACGGGCCTGATAAAATCGTTTCTGCCAGTCCACCACAAAACGGGCAATCCGCCAGTGCTGTAGTAAGTTGAGATGGTGCATGACGCGCCAAAGCAGCAGCAGCTTCCCGGAGAAGGCGCTTTGTGCGTCCATTTTCGCGGTGCCAACAAGTTGGGTCTTTCTCCCAACTGCGAAGACGCTGAATGAGGAATTCCAAATAATTTTCCGATGATGGGTCAGGTATGGCGCTCATTTCTTCTCCTCAGATGTTTCCGAATTGATAACAATCCATCATCTCTTCATCAGTGACATTTCCGCGATCTGCCATTCTTTCAATCCCAAATTCCTTGCGAGATTGAATCAATTTTTGGGCTTCCATCGAAGCCAATATCGTAGATGCTTGTGTGGATTACGCCATTGCGATAGCCGGAGGTTGCTAGATCGTATCCGCCTGTCTCTTTGTTAACGAGCTTCTTGGCGGCGTGAGGAATGTCATCGATCTGAATTTCTCCGGACCATACCAGAGCGACAAGGCTGTTGCGAACATCATCTCTTAAATGCGGTGTGATTTGATAAACACATCGCTCTATCATCGGCATGGCTTCTTTGTCGAGCCATGACTGAGTGTTGACAATACCGCGAACCTTCGCGAGCGGCGCTGGATTTATGATGTAGGTTCTGCGGTGGCCTTCTGCCTTCGCTTCTTCAACGAGCGTCCGGAAAGATGGGAAGGCTCTCTGATGTGCGTAGAAATTTTCAGCTTGGCATATCTGTTTTCCGGGCAAATAAATCTTGCGGCGCTTCGCACCATCATAACGCTGTCCGCGAACGATTTCTGACACGAGCGCTCCAGAACGCAGCGCTGCAATAATCTTATCCTCCTTGTTCTTCGAAAGACTAGGAGCGCCGGATTGAAGTTTTTGAATGTGACGCTGCCGATGAATTTTGTCGCACTTTCGGCAACAGCTATATTTCCACTTTCCCTTTTTGGATCGAATGCGTGTGTTTTCCGGCGTCATCGCATGGCCGAGTTTGCAATGTGCCATTGTCATTAGTCAGCGCTCGCAATGAACAAACCTAAGTCAATATCGCGCGGCTGAACATTCGTCATGTCGCGCATCGCAAACTCGCGCTCCTCATTGCGCCCTAGGTCATGGCCCTTCATCAGCCATTGCGGTTGAGAATGATACTCGGAGGAGCCGAACCGGACGGAAAGGATTTGGACATGCCGATGAGACGGCTCGCCACGATAATTAACATAGTCAAAATAAAGAATTGGTGGTGGTTCAATACTCATCTCTCTGGCCTCGGTTTCTTGTCATGTGCGACGATGTTGAAATGGCAATAGTAACATTTCCCATCGCCTCTCGCAATCTCCTCCTTGAAAAGGAGATTGCCGCATTTGCATCGCGCTTGACCGTCATTCGGTATCGAGCGCGGTTTGTCTCGCCAAGCTGTCACCGGAAGGAAATTCTGCGTCCGTATTTCTGGAAAGCTTCCTCTTCGCGCATTGCGACCTCTTGATTGGCAGCACGGCGCATATACTCAACATACTCATCATGAGTGATGACACCTTTGTCCATAAGCAATGCCGCAAGACCAAGCATGTCAGCCTTCGACATGTCAATGCCAGTGCGCATGTGCTTCGGCTCAACAGCTGCGCACCGTTCGAAACCATTCATGTCGGTAAGGATTGCACATTGAACGCCATGTGCAGCTTCTTCATAAGACAATCCAAGGTCTTTCATTGTGTCAAGAACTTTTGGCATCACTTCATCTCCAATTCATTCTTCAATACAGCAATATCAGCAATCGCCCGGAAAACATCGGGGTCAAGTTGTGCGACCCTGACAAGCTCTTCAAACGTGAGGTGTTTATGATCAACTAGTTCAGATTTCAGGTAGCGATTTGCCCAAGTCCCAGTCGCAATGTCGAGAATTGCGCGCTTCTCATCTGCGTGGACGCGATAATCATTATATCCGGCATAAGCAACGACCGGACGCGAATTGATTAGATCGCCACCGATGCGAATTAGTAGAGGGGAAATTCCTTCTCCATGCTGATCGATGAAGTTGCGAATAGATTTGAGCTTCGTTTTAATTTCCAGTACCATTTTCGATCCTTTCAAAAGCAACTACATGATAGCCTTCCGGCGCGTGATGAGAGATTTTATCAAATGTATCCCTACATGACAGAGAACGCATGGGTGCTTCGCCCTCAATGGTGATCCATCTTCCATCAGCATTCGGCGCGGCGTTCGGAACAATCTTGATTTTGAATGACATCACTTGCTTCCTTGTGTTGCAAAGTCCGTCCGTCCCGGAGGCTCACGGTCACGCACAGCGACGCATGGGAAATAGGTCGCAATTGGAATGGTCAGAAGATTGCAGGCATGAAGACGAAAAGAATAGTCACCTTGAATGAGATAGATGATCTCAAGTGAAAGAGTGAGCGAAATTGAAAACACCTTCCAACCGAAACCAAACATAACAGGATCGCAACGAAAACGAAGCGTAAGAGCATTCAGCTTCTTGAGAGAAGAGGCTTGAGCGCGATAAAAGAGATACGCAAACATCCCATTGATCAAAGTTCCGGCAGCAATGTAAACAACACTTGTGTTGAATAGGAATTGCTGGATCATCGCGCATGCGAACATAACTGACCCGAGATAGACCCCGAACCAGTCCCAGAAGAAATGATAAAAGGCACTCACGCCGGAGGCGAACGCGTGATCAATATCAGGCAGCTTCATCTGCTTTGACCTTTGCCATAATTGTCTCGCGCTGGCGCAGCATTGCCTCAGCATACTCGTAATTCATGAAGGCCCAAGTGGAGAGGAAGGCAACGCGAGCGCTGTCAGTCCGAAGGTCAGAGCGTCCATGGATTTGAACAACATCGATGGCTTGAATAGGAGAGTGCATCGCGAATTGATCAAGAAGGTCTTGACGGCGCTTATCCTCAATATTCTTTTGCATCGCTTTGAGAGTGTCTTGTGGGGAAGGAATTTCATTCATCGGAAGACCTCAACCTTGACTGACGTTGCGCGCCATCCATTGCGATTGTTGGTGCCATCTTCTTCGTTCTTTTCCTGAACATCAGTGAGAAGCGCCTCATCGAGGTCCGCATAGACAATTGGCCCTTCATAATGATGCACATCAAATCCCTTTTCAGGATGCCAAGCTGAGTAACCCGAACAGCCTGTCTCGGCTCCAGCGAAGCGCTTCTCAAAGTCCATCCGGAGCGCTCGCGCAAGCGCCAATTCGCATGAGATGCCGAGATTGCCAAGCGTGTTCTTGCTCTTCCGGAGCGAGAGGCCGAAGGCTTCCAGAAGTGGCTTGAGGCGATTTGCCATCTCGATGTCTTCGCCAGTGACGGCCTTCATCTTTTCCGAAGGCCGCGCGACCTCGATGAGTTTTTCATTCATAGTGATAGGCTCCTGTCGTCTCAATGCAATGCTTGTTGAACGACTTAATCCCGAGTGGCGTGATACGATAGTACGGCAGGCGGCGGACAGACAGCAATGGCGACTTGTCGCGGAACGTCTCAACATATCCCTTCCAACGCAGCCATCGCATTGACCATCGGAAAGCGAAGCCTGAAAGGTTAATGACTTTTGATTCACAACGAAGTCCATCGAGGCGCTGCCAGCGCTGATGATCATAAAGGACTTGGAGGATGAGCGCAGGATATTTCTTCATTTGCGATACTTCCCGAGCGCGTCGTGCAGCGCTGAGATGTGCTTGCCGATGAAGAATTCCGAACCGTCCAGCGCTCCTTCATCAACAAACCGGATTGCAGCGCCGAGCGTCGGAGAATGATAGGCGAGCGGCGAGCCTTCAAACTTCAAACCATTCGCGATAGCGCCATACATCCCGCGAATGCAGCGATAGGCTCGCTCCAGTTCGGTTTTGTAGTCCGGCTCCGATGGGAAGCTGTTGAGGTGATCGAGGCAAAAGCCGATTGCCTCTGCGCGATACTCGTAATACTTGAGACGCTCATCGCGCGTCTTCACACCGAAGAGATTATCATCGCAAAGCATCTCTTCGGTGGGCCGAAGGCAGCGCTCATATTCTGCTTTCAATTTTTCCAGATTGCTCATTTCTTTGCCCTCGTTTTCAGTGGCTTCTTTTCCTTCGGCTTCTTCATCTTCGCGGCACGACCGGCGTACAGTCCGAGCTTTTCCATGTCCACATCCTCGCCATTCTTCATCCGTTCATTGACGAAGGAGAGAAGAGTTTGGTGATGAACGCCAACATTGCTCTCGAAAGAAATGCCGAACTCCTCAAGCTTGGCTTTGATTTCCCCAGCCGCATTGTCTTGGCCCTTGTCGAAATAGGCTTCAACAGTGTTGCGAATGAGGTTCTCACCGCCAATGGTCCGGACATAATCCAACGCAGCCTCGCGAGCTTCCGCATCCTTCGGAAGAGTGCCGCCGACAAACGGCTTAATCTCGACACCCCATCCAGCCATATCGCCTTCATCAATGGTGAAGGTTGTTGTGCCAAGCGAGGCGAGCGCGTCTGGTAGTTGTTTCGAATTGATTTCATGAAGCTGTGCTTTGAGCTTCGTGAGAAGCTCCATGCCATTATCAATGCGCTGTTCCAAAATGATTGCTTCTCGCACCATGGCCTCAACAGCCTCGCGCGCAATCGCTGGGGGTGTGGTATCACCTAATGCCGCCAGAGTTGCGTCATCAATCTGATTTGAGTTTGGTTTATCGTTCATGTACATGTTCCTTGAAAGACATAGCGATAGAGCGCGATCAGCGAGGCTATTCCGATGCTGAGGACAACAGATGTGCAAGCGAAGAAGAGAGCGCCGCAAAACACCTTGAGTGCCAGTTCGCCTTTGTCGCCTGAGACATTGTTCCCCCTCGATGACGAAAAAGAGGCACCGCCGCGTTTGCCTGATTGGGGTTAAAACGGCAGTGCCTCTTCTCTTCGCTCTCCCAAACCTGAGTTGGATGACCTCTTCCGGAAGACAATCAACCATTGGGAAAAGCGAAAGCCTTACATCCGCTGCGTATCGTCACCGGAGCCGTTCGCATGATCGGCCATGTCATCCTCCTGATAAGAGGAGAAATCGCCCTGCACAAAGCCCTGACGGACCTGCACATAGAAATCCTTCGCGCCTTCCAACAGACGCTTCGAAGGATCGATTTCCAGAATGGTCGGTCCAGCTTCCATCTTCCAGCCGAACCAGTCACCCTGCGCATTGGTCTCATGGGTGGTGGAGATGTTCCAACCGCGCCAATAAACCGGAGCTTGGATTTCACGATCACCGATCACGAGCTTTTCGTTGGTGATCTTCGTCATCCAGTTGCGGGATGCCTTGAATGCTGTCGAGGAAAGTGGAATGAAGGAGCGGCGACCACCTGCGGTGAGATTGAGGCCGAACCACGTTGCGGTCGGAACGATGTAGTTGCCATTCGGCAAAATGTCCCGGCCCTTGTCATCTTTCTGCAACTGCTTCTTGATATCGTCCGGGACTTTCAGTCCATGGTTCGCGACAAGTCCCTTTCCGCTCGCGCGTGGCGCCCATTCGAGATGGACGACAGCGAAATAAACTGGAAGGAAAGTGAAGGTGCCACGGAAAGTATCACTCAGCGCAACGTCACAGAAGTCGCCAGCTTCTGCGCCAGCAATGTATTCAGGCTTCTGTTTGTTCAGCTGAGGCGAAAGAGCTTGGAGGATCGTAATGCGTGGAATGAGAACGTCATTCGCAGTGACGTTTTCGAGGCCAGTTGGAGCACCATCGAACAGCGCTGCATCGTCTGCGCTGAGTGATGTTCCGGTTGTTGTGGTTGGGAGAGATGCGTTCTTGACGGCTGGGAGAACTTCACCGGAAGCTGGCGCTTCCTTCGTAGCTGTTGCTACATCAGTCTTAGCCATTTGGATTGCCTTTCGTCGGTTAGCCAGAGCTTTCATCTGGGCGCTGCGGGCGGTTCCGCATGCCGGCCATCTTCGGTGGTTCGCGGACGAAAGAAAAGAAAAAAGATCGGTCAACCCCTGAACTTTTTTCGATCATGCGAGAAGATTTTTCTTTTTCGACGCGGCGAAAAGAGCGAGTTTCAATCTTTCCTATCCTTCTCTCGCTTCGGGGCCAGTGGGGCAATGCCATCACAAGATGACGCATCATCGCATTTTCGCGGGAGCAAAACGCATGCCTAGAAATCCAATGTCAAGTCACCCAAATGGAGAAACTGTGTCATCCAAAGAGATGAGGCAGAGCGATCTGCTTTTCTGTTCAGTGCTGGGGTGCATTCTCGGTGGCGTCATCTTCGCAATCCTCGCATATTATGTCGGCACGCTCGATGGAATGAACTGGATGAATCACAATTTCAATTGCTCGATAATCAGGGGAAAATAATGACACCGCTCGAATTCGAAGCAGCAGTGAAAGCTGCCATCGCGAAGAAGCCACCGGGGATGGGTGGCCTTGCTGTTCGCGAAATGGTGCAGGCCGCGCTCTTCGCGGCAGAAGAGGTCCGGGAAAAGATTGATGTCAATGTTAAGATTGATGCAAGGAGCGTTAAGAATTTTGACGTCATCAACGATCCAAAAACGCCGGTGATGAAAGAACCAGCGTTGAAGGAAGATGTGCCATTGGTCAATGGAAGACCGGCACGAGTTGGAATGTTCTGCTCTATCGATCCTGTCACTGGGCTCCCATATCCGGTGATCAAATGAGCGACAACGTGAAGCATCCGGAGGCATATCTTCGGTATCTGAACCGCATCGGTGCAACGGTGCTGAATTTCCGCAAGGCGATGGTGAAGGAAACGCGCGGACCATACTACATTGAAAAGTCCATTGTGACGATCCACAAGGATGGCTCGATTAAGTGCACGAAGCCGGAGCACGCGCCGACGAAAGAAGAGGCAGAGGAAATCGCCGCCGCGCTCGCTGAAATCTCTTTCCCTGTCTCGATCAACGCCACTGAGGCGAACGCCAAGGACTTGATCGCCCAATTGATTAAAGATGGGCGCGGAAAGCCAGAAGACTTTTTCTTGTTGCGAACAAGGAAGGACGGCAACAAGATCAAAATGATCCAGCAGCGAGTGGACAACAATGGGGCGAAATATTTTCAGCCCCATTCGCTTTGGTCAGATGGAAAATGGCGAGCACTGGAATGTGATGACAAGCTCCCATTTTGGAAGCCACGCGAAAAGCGCTCCGGCGTCGTGCGGATCATGGTCCATGAAGGCGCGAAGGCAGCAGCGCATTGCGATTGGCTCGTCAACGACCGCTCGCCAGAAGCGAAAGAGGCTCGCGCAAATCATCCTTGGTTCGAAGAGCTTGCGAACTATGAACACTGGGGCCTGATCGGTGGGGCTATGGCTCCGCATCGCGCGGACTATGGCGAGCTTAAGAAAGAAGGAGCCATTGAGGTTGTTTACGTCTGCGACAACGATTGGCCGGGAAGGACGGTGCTGAAAGAATTCTCGCGGTTCTATGAAGCCTCACTCAAGGGGATCATGTTCGATGAACGTTTCAAAGAGAGCTTCGACCTCGCGGACGAAATTCCAGAAGCCTTCTTTAAGGAGCTTCCAACCGGGCGGCGTTATCGCGGACCTCAGCTGCGTGAATTTGTGAAGCCAGCGACCACAGCGACCGAACTAGTGGCCGGAGAGGAAAAGGCCGGCAAGGATGGAAAGAAGAAGGCTGGCAAACCAATTGTGCAGCTGACGCGCTCGTTTCGTGAGGAATGGTATCACACCGTTTCGCCGGAGGTCTTCATTCATGCCGACGAACCTAACAAGCTCCTCAATGCAGCAGAATTCAATTCGCTGGTCCGGCCCTTCTCAGCGGTTGACGATACCGCGCGGCTGGTCCGTGGTGATGCAGCCAATAAGATGTTCAAAATCCATTATCTCCCCGGCGCTCCTTCGGGGATGTACGGCAACGCGCTCCATGGACAATTCTTCAATACCTACTTCCCGCCGAAGATAAAGCCATTGAAAGGTGATGCATCACCCTTCCTCGATTTCATCGCGAAGCTGATCCCCTCCGAGAAGGACCGAAAAGAAGTTTTGCGTTGGTGCGCTACGCTCATCGCGCGACCTGAGATCAAGATGCTTTATGGCCTTCTCATGATCTCAGAGGTTCAAGGCGTCGGGAAGACGACACTTGGGGAAAAGATTTTAGCCCCTCTGGTCGGAATTGAAAATGTCTCGGCTCCGAGCGAGAGCGACATTGTCGAGAGCCAATTCAATTCTTGGATCGCTCACCGCCGTCTCGCTGTGGTGAATGAAATCTACGCTGGAGCGAGCGCAAAAGCCTACAACAAGCTGAAGAGTGTGATCACTGATCGTACAATCACAGTGAACAAGAAACACCAAGCCACTTATGAAATTGAGAACTGGGTGCATGTCTTCGCTTGTTCAAATTCCACCCGCGCACTCCGACTCAGTGCTGATGATCGCCGGTGGCTTGTTCCGAAGGTCACTGAGGTGAAACAGGAGCTTGGTTATTGGGCGAAGCTGAACGACTGGATTGACAATGGTGGCCTTTCAATCATCTTCAATTGGGCGAAAGAGTTTGTGTTAGATAATCACTATGTCATGCCCGGCGAGACTGCGCCGCGAACGGACGCGAAGGATGAGATGGTGGATGAGGGAAAATCGTCCGGCCAGCTAATTGCCAAGGCGCTATTCCTCGGGATGAAGAATATTGCGGCCGCTCGCAATGAGCGATATTTCATCACCGATATGCGCGTGATCGAAGTGATTAAAAACCGGCTCTATGACGGGAGGTCTTCTGACAAGCTGGAGAAGGCTTCGACCATTCGCGCGGTCGCGAAGGAGGTTGGGTTGCATATCGGAACCGCGAAGACACGGAAATACTCGGCTGGTGGCATGCTTGGCCGGATTGTCTCGACCGGGCACGAAGGCTCTCTGTGTAATCCAGGGGAACTCATTGAGAAAGGCTATAAGGAATTTGATATCAATGTCTTAGATGAGATGGACCCGTTTTGAAGTGTTGCGTTCCAAGTTCCATTTTTAGGGTGTTTTCCTCTTTCTGCCTGAAAATGAGAAAATAGAAAAACAAAATTCAAAGAAGAAAGGGAAAACAGGGTCAAAAATGGAACTTGGAACGGAAGGAACTCTCGGGCCGGGAGACAATGGAAGGAGCGAGGTTTATGATGACACCGACTTGGGATGAAAGCTATCTCCGGGCGAGGCTCCGGGCGGAATGGAAGAGCGGACCTTTGGTCTGGGTCGAAGCTGCAGACGGCGGGACCGATGGAGCGGCGGATGTGTTTGTGCCTGTGAAAGGCCAAGGCTTCATTCCTGTTGAATTGAAAAAATGGGAGGTCGATAAGTATGGCAATGTGAAGGTTGAGGCGAGGCCGTCGCAGCGTCGGTTTCATCGGCTTTGTGAAGCGGCGAATATGCCGAGCTTCGTTTTGGTGTTGTTGTCGAATATGAAGGTGGTTTTGTTTCCGGGAAGAGTGATGACGGAAAGCTATGTGCACCTGACTGATGACTACAAGCTGAAGAAGATAATTGGAATGAGAATTGACGATCTGAGCAAGCTAGGAATGCATTTGGCTGGCGGCTTTTGATCTGGGGGCGAAGATGTCGTTGGAATGGAAGGTTGGCGACAAGGTTGGCTTTGTGGACCTTGCGAAGAGAAGGCCTGTTCCGAAACCGGAGCCGGGAAGTGAGACTTGGTTTGTTATGGAGGTCTTCGCCGGTCACGAGGAGTATTTTTTTGAGAAACTGAATGAGGTGATTTATTTTCCCCGGAAAGTAATCTGGCGGAAGGTGAAGCGAGTGAAGAAAGATGGTGTCCGGCTCCGGGAGAAATATGCGATCCCGTTGATTGCTGGGTATGTGTTTTTGAATTCTGATTTGGAGCATCCCGGCGTCCGGTGGATGTTTGAAGACCGGAGACTGATTGGTGTGTTGAGTTTTGCCGGGATACCGCTTCGCATTCCGTCCGGGGAGGTCGCGCGGCTGAAGTTGGCGGAAAGTTCGGGTGATTATGATGAAACCCGGAAAATATTTTCCAGCATAATTGGGACAATTGTTGAAGTGCAAAGTGGTCCTTTTGCTGAGAAATATGTTCATGTTCATAGTTTTCATGATGGGAAATTCCGTGGAACGCTCCTCGGGAGTGATCTGGATGTTCAAATCCCACTTTCCAACCTTGAGAAAATCGGGCATTAATCTGAACCCAGGATGACCGGGAAAGTGATCGCGGCTGAAACAGCGCCGCCCTCCGGCCCAGAGAGGGAAAACCCCTCTTCAAAAAGATCATCATTGCTTTAATTTCAAACAGTTGATGAAAAGATATCAATGGCGGGGACCGGGGGCAAACGCGAAGGCTCTGGCCGTAAGAAGGGCGGCCAAAATAAAAATTTGCTTGAGCCTTTGACGCGCGTTCGCGCGAAAGAGGTTTGGGACACTGGCAATGCGCCGCTCGACATCATGCTTGGCAACATGATGTTCTGGCACTCTCATTCGGAGAATTTGAAGGATCGCATTCTCGCCCTCCTTGATGAGGCTCAAAGTGCGAAGGCTGCTGGTGATGCTGAAGGACCAGACCTCGAAAAGCTCCAGCAGTTGGTCAAGAACCATCTTGAGGCGCGGCTGAACTCGCAAGAGTGTGCGAAGGATGCAGCGCCCTATGTTCATCCACGGTTGTCTTCCATTGCGATCAAGCCGGCAGGCAACACTGATGATGTGATTGTGATTGAGGCGCAGCTGGCTACGCCGGTCCCGAACCTTGAAGAGGATCGATCATACCGTGAAGGGTATGACAATGTGACGCCGCTCCGGCGAGTGATGCCGGGAAAATGAGCGAAGCTGCGGCGAAGCCAAAGCCACAACGCTACCAGATCAAGATGCCTTACCTGTATCCGAAACAGGAAGAGGCGATTTTCTACCCGCGCGACAAGTTCGGTGTCCCGGCTCGTTTCTCGTTTATCGAGGCTTCCACAAAGACCGGCAAGACGGTCGGCTGCATCTTGTGGCTGTTCAAGGAAGCGATGGAAGGCCCACCCGGTAACTATTGGTGGGTGGCTCCGGTGAGTGCGCAGGCGAAGATTGCCTTCACGCGCATGAAGACATACTACAAGGGCCATGTGACGCCTTTGCTTTCGCCAACACCAACACTGACGCTGCCGAATGGCAACATCATTTGGTTCAAGTCTGCGGAAGACCCGGACAACCTCTACGGTGAAGATGTTAATGCTGGCGTGTTCGATGAAGCCAGCCGCGCTCGTGAAGAAGCATGGCATGCCTTCCGCTCGACACTGACTGCGACGCGAGGAACAGCACGTTTCATCGGAAACGTCAAAGGCCGCAAGAATTGGTTTTTCAATCTCTCGCGGAAAGCCGAAGCAGGCGAGCACGGTTATGCCTACTACAAGATCATCGCTTATGATGCTGTTGCGTCCGGTGTGTTGTCTGCGGTTGAAATTGAAGAAGCCAAACGCGACCTCCCGGAAAACGTCTTCAGGGAATTGTATCTCGCAGAGCCGAGTGATGATGGTGGAAATCCATTCGGCATGCAGTACATCGCGGCGGCTGTTGAGCCGCTGAGCACGCTTCCTCCAAAGGTGTGGGGTTGGGACCTTGCGAAGCGTCAAGATTGGACAGTTGGTACAGGGATGGATGAGTTTGGGCGTGTGTGTCGTTTCCACCGCTTTCAAGCTCCTTGGGAAGACACCACTGATCGTATCATTCGTTTTACTGGAAGTGTTCCTGCTCTGGTTGATTCTACTGGCGTTGGCGATCCCATCTTGGAACGACTACAAAAAGTTCCAGGCACACACTTCGAAGGCTACCACTTCACTCAGCAATCAAAACAAAAGCTGATGGAAGGTCTGGCAGTCGCGCTCCAAAAAGGTGAAACGAAATTCCCTGATGGTCCGATCAAGTCGGAAATGGAGAATTTCGAATTCACTTATTCTCGGACTGGGGTGAGCTATTCCGCGCCGGTCGGCTTTCACGATGACTGTGTTTGCTCTCTCGCGCTCGCGCAGCATCACCGCTCGCATATGCCTGCAACATTGAACCTCTCGGCTGCTGTTCTCGCTCGCTCTGCACAGCCTGCCGGTCGAAGGGTATATTGAAAGGAAAAATGATGGGCCTCGGCACAATCATTCTGATCATCTTGGTCATCGCGCTGCTTGGTGGCTTCTCCGGCATCGGCGGTGGACCGTTCTATGGTCGCGGTTATGTCTATGGCGGTGGTGGCATTGGATTGCTTCTCGTCATTGTGCTCATCTTGATCCTGCTCGGCCGCATCTGACGTGTCGAAAAAGAAGATGGCGAAGGCTGCGAAGGAACGCGCGAAGAAGCGTTCCAAAAGCAATGTAGAGCAGCGGCCTGCCGCGCTTGGCCGTCTAATCACAGATGTGGCGCTTGCGCGCTCCAAGATGGTCCCAGAGAAGGCTGCGCCTGCCAATCCGTTCGAACTGTCCCGCGAAAATCTGTTCCCGCCGAATGTCATTCCGAAAGACAAGAAGCACCAGATTGCGATGGATGAGGCGCTTAACGTCTCTACGGCTTGGGCCGGCAGCATCGTCAGCGCGGCATGGAATGAAGGTCTTCAGTTTCTCGGCTATCCCTATTTGGCCGAACTCGCGCAGCGCCCAGAGTATCGCTGCATTGTTGAGATCATCGCGACCGAACTAACGCGCAAGTGGATACGGCTTGAGGCGTCCGGCGATGGTGAAGGCAATGCCGACGACAAGACGGATAAGATCAAGAAGCTGAACGATGCGCTGGACAAGTTCAAGGTCCGCGATGTGTTTCGTCAGTTCGCGATCAATGATGGCTTCTTCGGTCGGTCACACATCTTCATCGATGTGGGCAACGCGAACATCAACAAGAATACAGAAGAGCTAGTCACCCCAATTGGCAATGGCCGCAACGCCATGTCGAAAGCGAAGGTGAAGAAAGGCTCGCTGAAGCGCATCTCGACCATTGAGCCGATCTGGTGCTATCCGACGAACTACAACGCCACTGATCCGACGAAGGCTGATTGGTATTGCCCGGAGCAGTGGTTTGTGATGAATAAGCCAATGCATGCTTCCCGGCTCCTCACAGGCATTGGCCGCCCAGTCCCGGACATCTTGAAGCCTGCGTATGCTTTCGGCGGGTTGTCGCTGTCCCAGATGGCAAAGCCCTATGTTGACAATTGGCTCTCCACGCGCCAAGGCGTCAATGACATCATTTCTGCGTTCAGCGTCTTCGTGCTCGCGACCGATCTGAGCACGCTGCTGCAGAACGATGGTGACATGCTTTTCAAGCGTGCCGATCTGTTCAATAATCTGCGCAACAATCGCGGATTGATGATGATTAATAAGGCGGCTGAAGACTTCAAGAACGTCTCTGCCTCGCTCGCTGGTCTCGATTTGTTGCAGGCCCAAGCTCAAGAGCACATGGCAGCGGTGTCGCGCATCCCGTTGGTGAAGCTTCTCGGCATTCAGCCTGCTGGCCTCAATGCTTCGTCGGATGGCGAAATTCAAGTTTTCTATGATTCAATCGCGGCGTTTCAAGAAGCCTTCTTCCGGGAGCCGTTGACACGTATCATTGACTTCATTCAGTTGAATGAGTTTGGCGAAGTCGATCAGGACATTGTGTTCAAGTTCGAACCGCTCGAAAGCATCAACGAGAAAGAGATTGCCGAGACTGAGAAGATCAAGGCCGAGACAGACAATGCTCGCATTGATGGTGGCGTCATCTCTCAAGAAGAAGCTCGCTCCCGCGTCGCAAATGATCCGCAGAGCGGCTACAACTCGATTGATGTTGATGATGTTCCGGACCTCCTTGAGGAAGAGGAGGAAGGCTTGGAGCCGAAGGGTGGCGCTGCGAAGATCGCGGAAGTTGAAGAAGGCGACCTTCCACGCGGCGCGAATGATGGCTTGGCCACCGATGAACTCTCCGGCGAAATCCAATATGCCTTGGACCTCCCGATCAAAGCTGCTCCATCTCTTCGCACGCGACTGAATGCCCTCATTCCGTTAGCGAAGGCTGCTGGCCTCGCCCAAGATGCTCATAGCTTGGAACTCCGGCTGGCAGACTATTATGACTGCGTTGCTAAAGCCGCTCGAAAGGCTGGCAATCAAACCCAAGTGAAGAATGCTCGTGCGAAAGCGGCGAAGCTCCGCAATTCATAAAGGATCGTCATCATGACTGGCTTGTCAACATACACCGCCCAGAACCTTCTGAACTACATCACCGGGCAGACCGCCGAACCAGTGCTGCCATCTGTTTGGCTCGCGCTGTTCACTGCGTCCGGCTCCGACGATGGCACTGGCTTCACCGAAGTGACTGGCGGCTCTTATGCTCGCCTTCAGGTCGGTGGCAATGCTGCGACGAATGCCACCACCGCGTCCGGCAATGCGATCCTGCATTTCGCAAGCACCCCGGCATGGGTCACTCCGGGCATGACAGCTTACGATGCTACCACGCCAGCATCCATTCCGCTCGGCACCACTGTGTTGTCGGTCACTTCGACCACTGTCACGCTGAGTGCGAATGCGACCGGCGCTGGCGTCGGCTCCGGCGACACTATCAACTTTTCGGCTTTCGGACGCGCGAGCGGCACCGGGCCTTCGCAGATCACCAACACTGCTGCGATCACCTTCCCTGCGGCCACCGCGTCTTGGGGCACCGTTGTTTCGTTCGGTCTGTATGACGCTTCGACGGTCGGCAACCTGCTGCTTTGGGATTGGCTCGGCAACTTCAACTGGTTGCCTTGCACCATCACGTCCGCTTCCCCTGGCGTCTTCACTGCGAAGGCCAACGGGTATGCGAACGGTGATCCGGTTGTGTTCTCGACGGAATATGGTGGCACAGCGCCCACCGGCCTCACGCCGGGCAATACGATCCAGACGGTTGCTGGCGTTTCCGGCGCGGACAACTTCAACGTCAGCGTCAATACGACTTCGACCGGCTCCGGCAACGTCCGGAAGATCACCCAGCAGTCCATTCCGACAGGCGTGACTGCATCGTTCGCTGCCGGCGCTCTCGTTTCGACAGCGGCGTAAATGCCGGGGTATCTCGACTAAGGGTAAGCGCTCAAGATGGGCTTGTTCGCCAACCTAGTCATCATGACATGCGCCTCAGCGCCGGGTACGGGTACCACAATTACCCTGTCCGGCGCTGCGACGGTCGGTGGCGTTCAATTTCTGACGGGAGCGCAGGCCAGCGTTACTCCCGGAGCAGTTTACGATTACGCACTGCTTGATCCGACGAATGGCGGGTGCGAGAACGGAACAATCACTTGGCCTGCGTCAGGCTTGACGCTGACAGGCCGAACGGTTGTCAATTCTTCGAATGGTAATGCAGCAATTAATGCGAGCGCTGATTCGCTGCTTTATCTTTCGCCAATTGCTTCCTCGCTCCTTGCCTTTCCGTCTGGAACGAAGATGTTGTTCCAGCAGTCTTCCGCTCCGACAGGATGGACGAAAGATACGACATTCAACGATGCTGCTTTGCGCGTCGTTAATGGTTCGACATCGAGTGGTGGAACTAATGGCTTCTCGACTGTCAATGCGCAAACTGCTGTTGGCAACACCACTCTTTCGACTGCGCAGATGCCATCGCACGATCATCCGTACACCAAGCCGCAAACTAGTGGCATGGCCTCATCCAATGGCGGTTGTAACTCCTTCCTGGTCGGAGGCGGTACCGCAGCGACGACCGGCGCGAATGGCAGCGGTGCTGCTCACAATCATTCGATAACGATGGACATGAAATATGTGGACATCATTATCGCGACAAGAAACTAGGGGAACAATATGAAAAAATTCACTGTCATCAAAGATGACAACATGACCATCATTGATGGCGTCGCAGTTGACAGTCTCGATTTATCTTCGATCCCGGACAATGTGCATGCGATCCAATGGGATGGCGAAGCTGGATCAGGAGAGATTGAATATCGCTCTTCGCGCTGCTCCCACTGCAACGTCCTCAGCAAAAAGCCGAATGAGATGTTTTCTGACATTTCAACTTACTCTGCCATCATTTCTGAACATGGCATCAAGGTTGAAGAGGCGCTCGCTGAGAAGGCGGCGCTTGAATTGAAGATGAAGGAGGAGGAAGCGGCTCGCGAAGTTGCCCGCAGCGCCCCTCCGGCAGACAATTTGTCCGGCGAAGTGCATGTTGAAGAGTAAAGACCTTCAATCAGGCGACCTTCGCGGCGTGACTTATGAGTTCACTGCGGCCGGTGATGTTCTTCCAATGCATAAGCACGGTGCAAACGATACTCACGTCACATTCTTTCGTCACGGCTCCTTTCGCGTTCATGGACCGAAGATTGGCGCAATGATCTTGAAGGCTGGAGCCTTTGTGGATTGGCCTTCTGACATTGAGCATGAATATGTTGCATTGGAACCGGGTTCAGTGTTGACCAATATTACGAAGGTGATGCATGCTTCCTGATCCAAAGGTCAAATGTCCGGCCACCGGCTTCGCGCGCAGCTGCCGAGAGATTTTGGCTGAATGTGATTGCCCGAAGTGGGTTCACCTTCAAGGAAAAAACCCTCAGACCGGCGCTGACATCGATCAATATGGCTGTGTTGATGGTTTCCTGCCGCATCTCCTCATTGAGAATGCACTGGTTGGCCGGCAGACCGGCGCGGCAGTTGAAACGCTTCGCAATCAGATCGCAGCCGCACAACGCGGCGACCTCGGACTGATGCTGTTGGCCAATCAGTCTGAAGCTCTTCCTCTGCTATCATCCTTGCCTAAGAGCTAATGGGCTGGGGTGCAGTTGGTCAGTATGCAATTGGTCAAGGACCGCTCGCTGTCTCAGGTGGCAGCGCGGTTCTGGCAGCACGCTCGCGGATTGCCGTTAAGACTTCTGCTGGCATGTCGCCAACCACTGCTTTGAAATCGATTGACAATATTGCTGTGAAGGCAAAGGCAGGCGCGACGAATACGACGCCACTTGTTGGTCACACATCCTCGCAATTCAAGGCTCGCCTCGTCAATGCGCCGCAGGCTCGGGTTGGCGGCCGCAGTGAGGCGATGGCGAAGGCGCGAGGATTGATCGCAGGCGCAACGCCGCTCTCCGGCGCGGTGAAAGCTCAAGCGAAGATGCGAGACGGCATGACGCCATTCGCAGCGATGATTGGTCATTCATCAATTCAGGTTAAGACTTCGGATCGTTTCTTTCCATTTTGGGCAGCGCTCGCCCGGACTGCATCACAGATCAAAGCCAAACTCGGCTTCACGCTCGTTCACACGCCTCTTTCCAGTACGACAAAGGTAGAGGCGAAAACGCGAGACGGACTGTTTGGGACAACGTCCCTGGCGGGCATCTCATCGGTTCAAGTGAAAGCTCCGAACGATTTTCGCGGCGTATTCTTTGTGAAGGCTCGCGCGACTATTCAGGCGAAGACTGCAGACACACTGACATTCTTCCGCTTCCTCGCGAGCAATGCAAAAGTTCAAGTGAGCGCGAAAGGCACCTCAACTCGTTTCGCGCTGCTCTATGGAATAGCGAAGACAACAGTTCAATCGACCTTCGACACTCTCCAGCGTGTCAGGCTTTTTGGATTGGCGCGTGTTTCTTCCAATGCCAAGGCTCGCATGCGTCCAGTTGCTTTCATCGAGACGAAGGCAAGCGTTCAGACAAAAGCGAATGCTGGTTTCACTTCGCTGATTGTTCAGGTCTTTGGGTCTGCGCTAGTCGCTGTTAAGGCGAAGCTTCAGCGCAATGGTCTTCTCGATTTGATGGCGTCGGCGTATGTTCAGACCTCGGCATTCTTCAAGCCTTCGCCGGTCGCATTTGTTGAGAGTCATTCAACAGTTCAGGTGAAAAGCTCCCGGAGCTTTATCCAGCCGATCATCTTCATTACTGCTCAAGCGACATCTGCAGCTAAAGCTTCGCTTCGTTTTGCAGGCCGCACCCATCTTTTGGCTCGATCAAAGGCGACAAGCTCGGCTCGCGGAACGATGCGTTCAATTCGGCATATCTTCGGACATGCCACTGTTGCCTTGAAGGCATCGCCTAAGTTCAGTGCCATTGCTGTCATGAGCGCTCGGACCTCGATTGAGGTTAAGGCTCGCTCGGCAATGAACACGGTGACATATCTCTTTGTCGCTGGCCGGTCGAAGGCGATGGTGACATCTCGCGGCGTGGCGCTCGGAACTGTGAAGCTCGCTGCCCGGTCGAAGTTGGCTGTGAAATCAGTTTCGCATTTCTCGCCTCTTATTCAAAAGCTCGCTGGTGCAGCGCTGATCGCTGTGAAGGTGCTTTTCAAGTATGGCGTCACGCCGGTCTCAGCTTGCGCGCATACGAAGGTTGAGAGGGTGTTTTCCTCTTCCGTCAATGATGCTTCTGCATTCGCCACGTCCATTTCTGATGCTTCGGCCTTTTCAGTGATTGCGAAGGCAGAGCGCTGTGAAGGTGAGGAATGAGCTGCTGCTCTGACTATACGCAGAATGATTTGGTTCGGCTTTCGCTCGCTGTGACGCAGCAGAGCGATGGAACACCAATCAGCCCGACAACGCTGACAGCGAAAGTGAAGCTGCCAGATGGATCGATTGATGATCTCACTGCTTCAATCGTTCAAGATGGCATTGGCCTTTACCACGTCGATTTCCTGCCGACGATGGTAGGGGCGTATCTTTATGAATTCATCGGGACCGGCGCAGCACAAATTGCAGCTGTCGGCTCCTTCAATGTCGATCAGGCTACGTTTTGATCCGGAAGAAGCCTAAGACGCTTCGCGCGGTTCGCCCAAGCCTTGGCATCGAGGTCGCGTATCGCCGGAAGCTCGACAAGTTGATTGAAGAGATGCACAATTCAATCATGTATTGGGTCAAAGCTGCTTATAAGTCAAATGAGCCGGAGATTGCGATGGACGCGCTCCCGGCGACCGATTTGCAAGCAGCCGTCCGGAAGCTCGTTCGGCGTTGGCAGCGCAAGTTTAATGAGGCTGCTTATCAATTGGCAGATTGGTTCGCGGACGATGTGAACAACCGATCTGATCAGCAGCTGAAGAAGATTTTGAAGGATGGCGGCGTCAGTGTTCAATTCAAGATGACGCGAGCGCAGCAGGACATTTTGCGCGCAACCATCAATCAGAATGTTTCGTTGATCAAGTCAATTCCGCAACAGTACCTTGGACAGGTCGAAGGCATGGTGATGCGCTCGGTTCAAACCGGACGCGATCTAGGAGACCTTTCAAAAGACCTCCAAAAGCAGTTTGGCGTGACGAAGCGCCGCGCCGCTCTGATTGCGCGGGACCAGAACAACAAGGCGACCTCCGCGCTTCAGCGTGCTCGGCAGATTGAATTAGGCGTCACAGAAGCTGTTTGGGTTCATTCCCATGCCGGAAAGACGCCGCGACCGACACATGTGAAGATGGATGGACAAAAGTTCGATATCAAGAAGGGCATGTGGGACCCAGCAGTGAAAAAGTACATCCTTCCGGGAGAACTTATCAACTGCCGTTGTGTCTCAAAGAGCGTCATTCCTGGCTTCTCATGAAGCAGGCGGTGTTTGATCTACTTCAAACATTGATTGTCGGTGAACAGCCTTTATCGATTTATGAAATTGAAGACATCTCAGGCTATAGCATTTCGACTTTCTATCTTCATAAGCTTGAGATGCGCCGGATGGGTTGGATGATCGGTAATGGTGCAGGATATTCCAACAAGTTTGAAATAACAGAGCTTGGGAAGATCGCCTATGCCATCGAGGCAGGGCGAAAGGTTAAACAACGAGCGGTGATGAACAATGCCAACAGTCTCTCCAGCCCAACATCGATTGATGGAAGCTGCAGCCCACACTCCGGGCGGCTATGGCGGGGTATCGCAGGCAGTCGGCAAGGAGTTTGTGAGCAAGGATGCGAAGCTGTCGGCAGCTGGCATCGTTTACATCACCGGAGACAAGGAAATTCTTCTTCTGAAGCGCTCGGGTGAAGGCGACCACGCAGGCGAATGGGCGCTCCCAGCTGGTAAGGTTGAAGAAGGCGAAGAGCCGATTGACGCGGCGCGGCGCGAAAGCGGCGAAGAGATTGGAATGATCCCAGCTTGGAACATCGGTCTCATTGACCGAACGACAAGCGATGAAGGGGTTGACTTCTCTACCTTCGCCCAGCGCGTCAATAAGTTCGATCCGATGCTGAACAATGAGCACAGCGAGAGCGGATGGTACAAGCTCGATGCGCTCCCGGAGCCGCTTCATCCCGGCGTCAAGAAGCTTTTTGAGAGCAAGAACCCAGCCATGGATGAAAAGCCGACAATCGCACTCGACCGCGCCACTGTCCGTTCAATTGACAAAGACGGTCGGCTGCATGTCGCAGTGACGAATATCTCAAAGGCCAACATCTGTCCATATCTCGGGAAGGAAATTCCCGACTATGAGGCATTGGGTCTTGACCCAAACAAGGTGTACAAGCTCTATCGTGATCCGGAGGAGCTTGCGAAGGCAGTTAAGACCTTCAACAATCTTCCTGTTCTCAATAAGCATGTTCCTGTTTCGACGCTCGATCATCAGCCAGAACATATCATTGGTACCACAGGATCAGAGGCGTCATTTGAATTTCCTTATCTTCGCAACTCGATGTCATTCTGGCGCCAAGACGCCATTGATGATATTCAGGCCGAAGACCGGAAAGAACTGTCCAGCGCGTATCGCTACCGCGCTGATATGACACCCGGAGAACTTGACGGTGTCAAGTTCGATGGCGTCATGCGTGACATCGAAGGCAACCACGTAGCGTTAGTAGAAGAAGGCAGAGCCGGCAGCGATGTCGTTGTTGGTGACGCAAAACCTCAGATGGAGAAGATGATTATGGCAAAATCTGCTCTGCTCACTCGCAAGGCAGCTTTCATGCTTGGGGGTGTTGCGCACTTCCTCGCACCGAAGCTCGCTGCTGATGCGAAGCTCGATTTGTCGCCAGCTTTCGCCGGTGTCACTTCGAAGAACTACAAGACGAAGAAAGCTGGCATCGTCAAGGGCATCGAGAATGCTGTGAAGGGCAAGCTCGCTGCTGATGCGACACCGGAAGGTCTGGCCGAACTCCTCGACGCTTTGGAATGCTCCCCAGTCGCTGAAGGCGGCACAATGGACGCAGAGCCGGAGCCGCAGAAGGACGTGGACGCTGGCGCCAACGACGAAGACGATGATGACGATGACATGTCGATGGATGCTGAGGGCCTTCAGAATTTCCTGAAGGACAAGCTCAGTGACGAAGACATGAAAGCGGCTGATGCTTTCTTCAAGAAGGGTGCCAAAGACAATCCTCCTCCGACTGCCGGCACGCCGGACGTTGGCGGGAAGATCAACGGCAAGGATGCTGAGCCTCCGGTGACGAAGGCGGCAATGGATGCAGCCATCCAGAAGGCGTCGAAGGCTGCGACTGATGCTGCTGTCAAGAACCAGCAGGAAATCCAGAGTGCCATTCGTGATGTTCGTCCCTATGTGGGCGAGCTTGACATTGCTTTCGATAGCGCTGAAGGCGTTTATCGCGAAGCATTCAAGGCTCTGGAGGTTGATGTCACCGATGTGCATCCTTCAGCCTTCAAGACCATTCTGGGAATGCAGACGAAAGCGGGCGACAAGAAGCCTGCTCCGGGTGCATCGCTCGGCATGGATGCTGCCGCTCAGAAAAGCTTCAATGAGCGTCATCCGAACGTCGCTCGCATCGCAACTGTGTAACGGGAGATTTTAACTATGGGAAATGGTTTCCAGACTTCTGTCAGCACGCAGCCTGCTCCGGCAGTTGCGGGCGACTTCGCGAGCGCCAACCCTCGCTTCAGCGTTGATGCTGGACCGGGCGGTTTGGTTGCTGGTGCTGCCGGCCTTCTCATCGGTCGCGCTGCTTGGCTTTCGCCTTCGCAGGTGGATGCCAATGGCGCTCCGGCGATTGCCAACAACTTCGGTTCCGGACCTATCGCCGGTATCGTGCCGCGTGAGCAGCAGGGCTTGATCACTGAGTATCTTCAGGAATCAGGCATGCTTCTTCCGGCTGGTTTCCAGACCACTGTGATGAAGAGCGCTGACATGTGGGTTGTCAATGACGGCACCACTGAAGCTCTCTACGGCATGTTCGCTTATGCTGACTATGCAACCGGCAAGTTCAATTTTGCCGCTGCGTCGGCTCCGAACTCGGCATCTGTGACTGGCGCCATCGCTGCTTCGACAGCATCGGTGACCGGCTCGATCAATGACAACATTCTGACCGTCACTGCGGTCGGCTCTGGCGTCGTTGTACCGGGTGCGACGATTTCTGGCACTGGCATTGCTGCCGGTACCAAAATCGTTTCGCAGCAGTCTGGCACTTCTGGTGGCATCGGCGACTATGTCGTTTCCATCCCGGAGCAGACTGTTGCATCCACTGCCGTCTCGCTGACATATGGAACACTGACTGTTTCGGCAGTCGGCTCCGGCGTGCTCGGCGTTGGCGACACACTCTCCGGCTCCGGCGTCGTTGCCGGCACGACCATTACCGCTCTCGGCACTGGCACTGGCGGGACCGGCACCTACATTGTGGACAACAACACGGTGGTTGCATCCACGACCATTACGGCTGGCACCAATATCCAGACGAAATGGATTGCGCAGTCCAGCGCCTTGCCGGGCGAACTGGTCAAAGTCACATCGGTTCCGAACGGTTAAGGGGGACATAAACTATGCCAAAGTCTGTAACTGAAGCTCGCAACAATTGGGCAATGGATCGTGCCCAATTTGAGGCAGCAGGAGCGTACTTGCTTCCTGAGACCATCTCGTATGTCCCGGATGAGTTCAAGCGCAACTTCGCTCTCGCGATGGATGCTCAGCCTCAGCTGGTGACCAATCCCAACAGCGCCATTCCGGCGTTCCTGACGACCATGGTGGACCCCACCGTGTTCGAAATTCTGTTTGCGCCGAACCGTGCGGCCGAAATTTTCGGTGAAGTCCGCAAGGGCACTTGGCTCGATGACACTGCCATGTTCCCGGTTGTGGAACACACTGGTGAGGTTTCGAGCTATGGCGACCATAACAATAATGGTCGTGCCGGCGCCAACACCAACTGGCCGCAGCGTCAGGCCTATCTCTACCAGACCATCAAGGATTACGGCGAGCGCGAGCTTGAACGTGCCGGTCTGGCTCGCATCAGCTGGGTCACTGAAATCGACCGCGCTGCTGTGACTGTTCTGAACAAGTTCCAGAACCTCACCTATTTCTACGGTGTGGCTGGTCTTCAGAACTACGGCCTGTTCACTGATCCGAACCTCAGTGCTGCTTTGACGCCTTCCACGAAGACGGCTGGTGGCACTGCATGGATCACCAATGGTGTCGTCACTGCCACCGCCAATGAGATTTACACCGACATCCAGTCGCTGTTTTCCAAGTTGGTGGCGCAGAACGCCGGTCTGATCACGCAGGAAAGCAAGCTGACGCTCGCTATGTCTCCGGGATCAGAAGTGGCGTTGACTGCAACCAACACCTTCAACGTCAATGTTTCGGACCTTCTGAAGAAGAATTTCCCGAACATTACGGTGAAGACAGCGGTTCAGTACGGCGCTCGCTCGGCTCAGAACCCGCAGGGCATCGTCGGTGGCAACCTCGTTCAGCTCATTGCTGACGATGTTGAAGGGCAGGACACTGGTTACTGCGCCTTCAATGAGAAGATGCGTGCGCATCCGATCATTCGCCATCTCTCTTCCTTCCAACAGAAGCTCACTGCCGGCACTTGGGGTGCGATCATTCGCATGCCCAGCGCGTTTGCGCAGATGCTCGGAGTGTAATGTATGGCGAAAAAGTCAGGATCGTTTGTTTCCGTTGGTTGCCGCGTCCCGATGGGCCTTGAGCTTCGTTTGTTCAAGGGCTTTGATACGCAGGAGCCAGTCATGGGTGGCGGCACACGTGCCGTCACTGTTTACCGTGAAGTCCCCGGCAAATCAGTCATGCTGAAGGGTTTCGCGACCGCACAAGGCGTTTCGCCCGGTCACCAGATTATCGGCGGCTATGGCCTGACGCACAATGTTGACAAGGAATTCATGGAGGAATGGCTCAAGCAGAACGCTGAATCAGACCTCGTGAAAAATCAGCTTGTCTTCATCCGCGAGACGCCTTCGGAAGCTCGGAAGGAAGCCAATAATCTCCGTGACAACAAGTCAAACATGGAGCGTTTGGACCCCAACAATCTTCCGAAGGGTGTCAAGACTGCCGAAGAAGGTGCTGCCCAGATCGGCAATACCGACAGCGACAGCGATGGCGAAGACGCGGGCGGCGAGGAATAACGATGGGTGCTGTCGTCAATTTCAACTATCAGCAGTGGAAGGCTCGCTATCCCGAATTTTGCGGGGTCAGTGAGCCGACTGCTCAAGCGTATTTTAACGAGGCCCAGATTTATCATCGCAATGATGCTATGGGCCCTGTTCAAAATCCGTCTGTTCAGCTGACGATGTTGAACATGGTGACAGCACATCTCGCTGCCATTTACTCAGGGACCAACGGCCAACCGGCTTCACCGCTTGTTGGCCGTGTCTCTCAGGCTGCAGAAGGATCGGTAAATGTCTCGACTGACATGACAATCGATCCTGGCTCTGAGCAGTGGTGGGCTCAGACGAAATATGGTTTGGCCTATTGGACAGCTGCTGCGCCTTATCGCACAATGCAGTATGTTCCGGGTTTTCCCCGCCCCACCAATCCGTTTTTCTATCGTCGCTGATGGTTACTGTTCGCGGCGGCGATCAATTAGAGAAGCGTTTGCGAGAAATTGCGGACGCTCTCGGGAATAAAGGAGCCGTCAAAGTTGGCTTCTTAGAGAATGCGACATATCCGAATGGAACGCCGGTCGCGATGATCGCTCTCATTCAGGATAGTGGCGCTCCAAATGCAGGAATTCCGCCGCGTCCGTTTTTCCGGAACATGGTTGCTTCGAAAAGTCCAGAATGGCCCAAGGCCATTTATGATTTATTGAAGCAGACAAATTACGATGGCCAACACACACTCGCGTTGATCGGGGAAGCTATCAAAGCGCAGCTTCAGCAATCGATCCGTGATACCAACACACCACCGTTGAAGCCTGCGACCGTCAAGCGCAAGGGATTTGATAAGCCGTTGATCGAGACATCTCACATGATCAATAGTGTGGATTATGAGGTTGTGACAGAATGAACCTTCATGGGATCGCCTCGGGAGCCATTGGCGTGGTAAATCCTTTTGAGGAGATTACCATTCAGCGTTCTGATGGATATGAAACATCACCTTCCGGGAAGCGCACGCCGAAATATGATCTTCCTGTGAATGTCTTGGCTCAAGTTCAAGCTCTGTCGTTTTCTGATTTGACGCAGATCAATGGATTGAACATTCAAGGCGAGCGTCGCGCGGTTTATATAAACGGCCGCAGCGATGCGATCATCAGAGAAGATAAAAAAGGTGGCGACTTGATCACCCGGAAGGATGGGACAAAATGGCTCAATGTCCATGTCCTTGAGTATTGGCCGGATTGGTGCAAGTTTGTCATCACTCGACAAGATGGAGCATGATATGAAACTTCTTCACTTCACCTTCCCGCTTTGCCTCGCGTTTCTGTGTGCGGCTCCAGCGCTCGCTGATCCGGGAATTCAAAAGGTTCCGCTCGGCTATCAACAGATCACATCGACCGACACAGCAGTCAGCTTGACTGTTCCGACTGGTGCGACCTCGGCAGTCATCGAGACTGAAGCGCAAGCTGCGCGCTATCGCGATGATGGTGCGGCTCCGACAACGACAGTTGGCATGCCGCTCGCGGTAGGCGAAAAGCTGGAATATTCCGGAACGCTTTCGAAGGTCCGCATCATTGCCGCCACGACTGGCGCCATCATCAATGTTCTTTACTATCGATGACTGCTTCTATCGGACCAACACAAGCTGACCTCCAGACCGTCCTGCGGGCATTCTTGGTTGGAATTCTTCCGGACGGTGTAGAGATTTTCGAAGGCCAAGACAATCGCGTTCCAGAGCCGAGTGGCAATGACTTCGTTGTCATGACGCCTTTCCGGTTTGATCGTCTTGAGACGAATGTTGATTCATTCGCAGATGTCAAATTTGTTGGATCGATCACCGGCAATACCTTGACAGTTGAATCAATCAGCCTCGGACAGATCAAGGTTGGAACGCCAGTTTTTGGCGTAGGGGTCGCAGACGGAACGATTGTTAAGGCGCTAGGCTCCGGGAACGGTGGTGCTGGAACTTATATCTTGAACAATATCCAAGCGGTCGCGAGCGAAAATCTAGCTGGCGGCGGCAAGACGATGGTTCAGGCAACGATGGTGACAGTTCAGTTGGATGTGCACGGCCCAAATGCATCCGACAATGTTCAGATCATCTCGACTTCATTTCGTGATAGTTATGCAGTCGAAAAGTTTACTGCGATCAATCCAGCTGTCACGCCGCTTTATGCAGACAACCCGCGCCAGCTTCCCTTCGTCAACGCTGAGCAACAGTATGAATATCGCTGGAGCGTTGATGCTGCAATTCAGAATAATCAGACTGTCACCCAAATCCCGCAGCAGTTTGCGGACACACTGGACCTCGACGTGATCAGCGTCGAAGAAGCATACCCGGCTTGAAACGAGGAAAGACATGAGCACAATCCCAGCAAGTGAAATCGTCAATGTAACTCCCGGCGTTCTCTCTGCGGGAGGAAGCTCATTGAACGTCATCGCCTTGATGCTGTCGAACAGCAATCGCGTTCCGGTCGGAACGGTGAAGCCGTTCGCCACCAAGAACGATGTGGCCGATTTCTTCGGCTCTGATTCAGTCGAAGCCAAATTGGCATCGATTTACTTCAAGGGCTACAACAACGCCACTGCCATTCCCGGCTCGCTGTTGTTTGCGCAATACAATCAGTCAGCAGTCAGCGCTTATGAACGTGGCGGCCCAATTGGCGCTTCCGCGACCGTGGCGCAGATCGCGGCGATGTCCGGCGACATCTCCATTAATGTTGATGGTGCTGTCCGGAGCGCTTCGGCTTTGAGCCTTGGTGCGGCAACGAGCTATTCAAATGCAGCCTCGATCATTGAGACGGCGCTGAATGATTCACCGCCCACCAATGCGACATTCACAGGCTCAATCTCCGGCTCAGAATTGACTGTCACAGCGATGGCGAGCGGCGTGATTGCTGTTGGCCAGCAGGTTGTCGGCACCGATGTGACAGCCGGCACTGTCATTGTCGCGCTCGGCACTGGAACGGGAAGCACCGGAACTTATACCGTCAATAATTCGCAGAGCGTTTCCTCTGAGGATATGACGACACAGCCTGCTCCTGTCGTGGTTTCGTATGATTCATTGTCTCAAGCTTTCACCATCGCTTCCTCTTCGACCGGCGCTGTTTCAACGATCCAGAGTGCCACAGGAAGCCTCGCGACCTCGCTGTTGCTGACGTCTGCGACCGGCGCTGTTCTGTCGCAGGGTGCGGCTCCGGCCTCCCCGACGCCATTCATGAATGAGATCATTGACCAGACGCAGAATTGGGTCACCTTCATGACCACATTCGATCCGGATAATGGTTCAGGCAATGCCGTCCGTCTTGCCTTCGCGCAGTGGGTCAATCAGCAGGATGATCAGTACTGCTACGTTGTCGAGGATGATGACGAAGCTCCAACTGTGACTGTTCCGGCAACCTCATCGCTTGGCGTCCTCATTCAGACGCAGGAGCTTGAGGGCACCAACGTCAACTTCAACAATCAGGACTTTGGCACCATCGCTGCCTTTGTTTGCGGCTCGGCTGCGTCCATTGACTTTGCGCGGACGAATGGCCGGACCACATTTGCTGATCTTCAGCAGGATGGTCTTGTTGCATCCGTCACCAATGCGTCTGTTGCCCGCAATCTCGCGGATAATGGATACAATTTCTACGGTGCTTATGCAACACGCAACTCTGACTTCGTCATTTATCGCAATGGCGTTGTCTCAGGCGATTTCCAATGGATGGATAGCTACATCGATCAAATCTGGCTCAACTCGATGTTCCAGCTTGCATTGATGCAACTTCTGACTTCAATCGGTTCGATCCCATACAATCCGGCAGGCTATGCTCTCATCGAGGCAGCGCTGTCTGATTCAATCAACGCCGGTCTAAACTTTGGCGCTTATCGTCCGAATGTGACGCTGTCCTCAACGCAGATCGCAGAGGTCAACCAAGCTGCCGGCGCAGAGGTCGCATCCACCCTTCAAGCTCGCGGCTGGTATCTGCAAATCCTCGATGCTTCCCCGGCAGTCCGGGCGAAACGCGGCTCGCCTCCGATGACATTCTGGTACGTCGATGGTCAGAGCGTCCAGTCCATCTCGCTGAACTCTGTCGCTGTTCAATAAGGAAAACCATAATGTCAATTACCTCCGCAAATGCTGTATATCAGCTGGCCATCGCCAATCTCTTCCCGACGCCGGTTCAGCTTCAAGGTTTTGGCACTGACGATGCCTTCGACACTGATTCACTTGAATCAGCTGAAACGATGATGGGTGTGGATGGAAAGCTCTCGGGCGGTTTCGTCTATGTCCCAACGAAGCAGACGATTACGCTTCAGGCTGACAGTGCTTCCAACTCCATCTTCGACACATGGTGGTCGGCGGCGCAAGGTCAGCAGGACGTTTTCGTTGCCAACGGCCTGATTCTCCTCCCGGCGCTCGGGAAGAAATGGACCTTCACAAAGGGCTTCTTGACGGGATATTCTCCGGTTCCGCCTGCGAAGAAAATTCTTCAGCCGCGCAAGTTCGGCATCACTTGGGAAAGGGTATCGCCAGCGGCGATCTGATCACATGAGAAAAATTCTTGAAGTAAGGGTGGAAGCAACGCCGGAAAACCGGGATAATGGGAAGCTCTTCATTATCACTGAAATGCCGGCATCTCAAGCAGAGCTTTGGGCGCTTCGTGTGTTCCAAGCTCTCGCCAAATCCGGCGTGGACATTGGCGATGTCGATCAAAGCTCTGGGATGGCCGGAATTGCCTTCATGGGAATTAAGGCTCTCGCGGGCATGAATTTCTCTGATGCGCAATTCCTTATGGATGAGATGTTCAAGTGCATCAAGATCGCTCCCAGTTCAGTCGATCATGGTGTGCAGCGTGCACTCATCGAGGAAGACATTGAAGAGGTCAGCACCCGGCTTCTGCTTCGGAGAAAGGTGCTTGAACTACACACGGGTTTTTCTTTTCCCGGCTCAAAATAGACCTTCCATATGAAGCCGGGATTTCGTTAGAACCGTATCGAAATGTTACGCCAATCGTCGGTGCAGTTGTCTCGCTAGGTAAAGCATCTCTCCACGAACTTCAAACAATCTATTCGCTTGAAGATGCTTATGATCTCCTAGAGATAGCCATCATCGATAGCCACAACAAAAAACTTTTGGCGCCCAAGTCGCCATAATGAATGAGGGGAAGAATTGCCAACAGTCATTGACAGCTTCATTGTTGAACTTGGCCTTGATCCGTCGAAGCTCGACAAGGGTCAGAAGGAAGCTGTCAAAAATTTCAAGAAAAATAATGAAGAGTTTGTCAAACAAGGCAAACAGATGGAGGCCCAATCCAAGAGCATGGGTGATGCTCTTGAGTCATTTGGCCGAAAGACGCTTGGCGTTTTCGCATTGTTTGCGGGCGGTCGCGGCGTCAAGGAGCTAGCCCAGTACATTACCGCCGTCGATGTTGCGGCCGGTCGGCTCTCCAAAAATATCAATGTTGGCGTTGGCCAACTCTCGGCATGGTATGGCGTGAACATTCGCGCCGGTGGCAGTGCGGAAGGTGCTGCCCAGTCCTTTGCCAATTTCAACAATCAACTTCAAAATTTCAAGGCGACTGGCGAAGCGGGATTTATCCCGTTCCTTCGTGCATTGGAACAAGGCACAGGTCGCCAAATCCAACTGAACAAGCCGCTGGAAGAAACCTATCTTGACATTGCTGATGCTGTTCACAAGCTCGCTCAGACAGACCGCGCATATGCAGTTTGGGTTGCCAAGCAGATCGTTGGTGATGATGTTCTCGCGACCACCATGGCAGATCGTGGCCGTGGCATCAAGAGCCTGATCGAAGATCAAAAGAAGCTTGGTGAAATCACCGATGAAGATATCAAAGCTTCAAATCAACTCAATGCTGCTTGGGCTGACAGCGAGCGAGCAGCCATTTCATTGGGTCGTTCTATCCTGACATGGATGACCCCGGCGCTGGTCGGCGTTCTTCATGTTGCGCGAGATTTTTTCAAAGGCGCAGCCAATGGCGACTTTGTGGAGAATTCCATCCGGACCTCCGGCGCATCCATTGGCATGTCTCCGGAAGAGATTGAAAGTGAGATCGCCAAATATAGGGCGAGCCGCGCCGCCAAGAAGGCTTCTTCCAATGCTCCTGTGACTGGCACAGCCTTCGGAAATTCCGGCGAGAAAGAAGCTTTCATCCGGGCGACAGCTGCAAAATTTGGCATTAATCCCAACACTGCGATGCAGGTGGCCAAATCCGAAGGCTTCAACAGCTTCGTTGGTGACCGGGGAACCTCTTTCGGTGCATTCCAGCTTCACTACGGTGGCCGCGCGGGCGGGAGCCTTGCAGCGAGGGGCCTAGGAGATGCGTTCACAAAAGACACAGGACTGGATGCCTCAGACCCAAAAAACGAGCGGGCGGCCATAGAATATGCCCTCCGGTATGCTTCGAAGCACGGTTGGGGCGAGTGGTACGGCGCTCGCCGGGTCGGGGTGGGCCGGTTCGAAGGAATTGGGCCTTCTTTGGCGTCCGGGGGCGGCGGCGGAACCCATAACACTGATGTCCGGATTGATACAATCAATATCCAGACCTCCGCCACCGACGCGAGCGGCATCGCGAAGGACATCCAGCCGGAACTGAAACGAGCAACAATGGCCGCCAACGCTAACTACGGGCAGCAGTGATGCCAAACGTCCCGAACCTTCCCGGCGTCCCGCTCCTTTCGAGCTATTCGCCACTCGCGGCAGTGGCGATGGTTTTGAACGATGCCATCAATCTTCTTTCTGGATCGCTGACGCCGCAGTGGGGCCTTTTCAAGAACGGTGCTCCAATCGTCCTTTGTGATTCAGTCAATGCATTTGACTATCGCAATTCGTCGGTGGTGTCTGACTATCCGCAGGAAGATGGAAGCTTCACTAGCTATGACAAGGTCCAGACGCCATTTGATGTCCGGCTCCGGTTTGTCACTGGCGGTTCGGTTTCTGCCCGAGAGGCTATGCTGGCTTCAATCCTCACAATTGCTCAGGACACGCAGCTTTATGATGCAGTGACGCCGGAACAGGTCTATGTGAATTGCAACGTGGTTCATGTTGCTTATCGCCGGACCAATGCAAATGGGAATGGCCTTCTGGTCATTGATGTTGGCCTTCAAGAAATTCGTGTCACTGCTGAAGCAGCTTTTGTGGATAACCCTTCGCCCGCAACTAGCTCAACCGGCTCCGGCTCAACCTCTTCTGGATCACCAGCGGTTGCGACGGCTCCGGTGGCTCCGATTACAGCGCCACAAAATCCTGCCGCAACCTCTCCTGTCAATGAGGGAACGGTGCAGCCGACTGCCCCGACGCAGCAAGAAACGAGTTATGTTGATCAAATGACAAACGCATTGGCATTTTGATATGCAGATCGTTCCGCTTCAGCCAGTCCCGGCGCAAATCTTGAACATTCAGTTGGACATTCAAGATGTCACGCTGAATGTGTATCAAAAAAATTATGGTTTGTTCATTGACGTTTACCTCAATAACGTCTTGATCATCGCCGGGCAGATTTGCCAGAACTTGAACCCGATCATTCGCGGTGATTACATCGGGTTCATTGGCAATCTTGGCTTCATCGATCTGCAGTCTGATCCCAATGGGATTGGAAATGATCCAATTTATACTGGCCTCGGATCACGTTATGTCTTGGCTTATCTTGAAGCATCGGACCTCGCATAATGGCTTTCATTCAGCGAAAGCTAAATGTGACATTCAAGCTCGCTTCCGGCTCCTTTGATGAAGGCGGCAATCAGGCCACCTTTAAGGGTCTTCGCATCTCTTCGAAGATCACGAAGGCTGGCGGGCGCTCGATGAGCATGGCTGAATTGTCGATCTATGGTTTGACTGATTCAGTTACCAACAAGCTTTCAACGCTTGGCATGAAGGTTCAATTCGTTCAGCGCAACACCATTACGATTGAGGCCGGGACTGATTCAGGTGGGTTTTCGACCGTCTTCCAAGGCAATGTCACAAACGCCTATGCGGATCGTCAGAACCCACCGGCCAATCCTTTTCGTATCACAGCCCATGCAGGACTTTATGAGGCTGTGAATACTTCAAAGGCTTCTTCCTATAACGGAAGCACAGACGTGGCAACTGTCATGTCTAACCTCGCGTCGCAGGCAGGCCTTCAGTTTGAAAACAATGATGTTAAGGTCCAGCTGTCTGATCCTTACTTCTACGGATCAGCACGCAATCAAATTTATGAATGTGCAGCTGCGGCCGGCATCAATGCGATCATTGATAATGGCAAGCTCGCGATCTGGAATAAGAACGGCGCTCGGAAAGGGCAAATCCCGTTGATCTCAAAAGAGACAGGATTGGTGACGGCTCCGGCCTTCACAGCGCAAGGAATTGGCTTCAAGACCATCTTCAATCCTGGAATTGAATTCGGCAAGAAGATACAGATGCAAAGCTCAATTCAAACTGCCAATGGAATTTGGGCTGTGTATCTTCTCGACTATGAACTTGATTCAAATGTCCCAAAAGGAAACTGGTTCTGTCAAGTGAGCGCGACAAATCCTAATTTTGCTCCTGCGATTGGTAGATGATGGCTGACGACCTCGCCGCTGGTCAGCAAGACCCTTCTTCCACATCGTCGGAATACAACACCTTTGAGTTCATGGTGCAGCAAATTCTTGGCCGTGTTTCGACCATGAAGCTGGTCAAGGTTATCAGTGTCACTTCGACAGGAACGCTCGCGGCAGTCGGATTTGTTGATGTGCAGCCGATGGTGAACATGCGGGACGGCAATAATCAGTCCACTGAGCATGGCATCATTCACAATGTTCCATTCACCCGAATTCAAGGCGGCAAGAATGCCGTCATTCTTGATCCTCAAAAGGATGACATTGGATGGATGGCGTGTGCTGATCGCGACATTTCGTCTGTGAAGAAGAATAAGGCAATTTCAAATCCCGGCTCCTATCGCATGCTCAATATCGCGGATGGAGTTTATATGGGTGGGCTTCTCAATGGTGTCCCGGAGAACTATCTCCAGTTCACTAATGATGACAAGATCGTTTTGTTTTCGAAGCAGGATTTGACTGTCAAATCCAATACGAAGATTGTCTTGGAAGCGCCGACTGTTGAAATTGACGGAAACATCGTTGTCAGTGGAACATGGTCGCCTAAGACAGGAAACCAGATCAACTTTGGTAGCAACACACTCGTCAGCGCCGATCTGCATTGCGGCTCTCTTGTCTTTACAACACACAAGCATGGCGGCGTAACAACTGGCGGCGGCTCTACAGGAGGCCCAGTTTGAAAACTCTCCTTCTCGCTATTGACACTTGGGATTTGGTTCTTGACGCCTCCGGTAATATTGCGGTGGCGAGTGATCCTTATTCTCAGTCGCAGGACGCTGCGAGCGCCGCGCGTGTCTTTCAAGGTGAGGTCTGGTATGACACAACGCAAGGAATTCCTTATTGGTCTGAAATTCTCGGCCAGCTTCCTCCTATTTCGTTGATCAAGACCCTTATCTCAAACGCGGCATTGACTGTTCCCGGCGTGACAGCTGCAGTCACATTTATCACTTCGTTTTTGAACCGCCGCGTTACAGGACAACTTCAAATCACCAATTCGAATGGTGATTCAATTGTGGTGAACTTCTGATGACAACAAACGTCCCCAAGCCAGTATTCGGGCCTGCCGGTTTTGAATCACCGACGCAAGCTGTCATTCTCGCTGGCATCATGGCTGATATGGTTGCAGCCTTCGGCGGAAATCTTAACACATCTCTCTCAACACCACAAGGACAGATGGCTTCAAGTGAAGCAGCAATTGTCGGAAACGCGAACGACACATTTGTCTATTACACCAATCAGACAAATCCAGATTTCGCTCAAGGCCGAATGCAAGATGCAATTGGAGCGATCTATTTTCTTCAGCGTCTTCCGGCGCAGGCAACTGTCATTCAGGTCAATTGCATCGGCCTCTCCGGCGTTGTCATCGCTGCTGGCACAGCACAGGTTATTGATGACGCAGGCAACATCTACATCTGCAATGAGACAGGAACGATCCCAAGCACAGGGAATATCACTCTTCCATTTTCCAATCAGACGGTTGGTCCAATTGATGTTCCAGACAGCGTTACTCCTTTCCGTGTCATTCCGGGATGGGATAGCACAATTGTCATTTCCGGCGTTGTTGGGAATGATGTTGAAGGCCGCGCAGCTTTCGAGACGCGCCGGAGGCAAAGTGTCGCACGAAATTCTTTGGGATCGCTCCCGGCAGTTCGCGGTGAGGTCTTGAATGTCCCTGGCGTTTTGGATGCATATGTCACAGAGAACACGCTGACAACTCCCAACGTAATTGGCGGCGTCACGCTCGCGCCGAAATCAATCTATGTCGCTGTCACTGGCGGCAATGCTGACGACATTGCGAAAGCGATCTGGCGCAAGAAAGCTCCGGGATGTGGATACAACGGCAACACCACGATTGTCGTTCAGGATACCAACTCGGGATACAATCCTCCTTTCCCGTCATATGATGTGAGCTTTGAAATCCCGGCCGCATTGCAAATTCTCTTTGCAGTTCGGATCGCGAATTCAACGTTGGTTCCTTCAAATGCGACGCAGCTGATTCAGCAAGCTATCCTGACAGCCTTCGCAGGCAACGATGGAGGTCCGCGAGCTTCAATTGGCAACACCATCTTCGCTTCTCGTTTCTATGCTCCGATTGCATCGCTAGGTTCTTGGGCGCAAATCATTTCGGTGCTGATTGGATCAGATAACTCTCCGGAGGTTGCTTTCACTGGATCAATTGCCGGAACTGTTCTGACTGTGTCAGCTGTATCTGCCGGCGTTCTCGCTGTCGGCCAGACCATTAGCGATGACGTTGCTGGTGTCGCGCCGGGCACTCGTATTGTCTCCCTTGGCACTGGCACTGGCGGGACTGGAACTTATAATGTTTCAATCAGCCAGACTGTTGCATCGGAGGCGATGATTGGTGCGCTTCCAGCTGATACAGAGGTCTTGGTGAACATCGATCAAGCTCCTGTCCTTGACGTCAATAACATCTTGGTGACAGTGGTATGACCGGGCCTCTTTATCCGCCTCCTCCGGAAGCTGGAAGCAATGCCATTGGCCAATTCATCATTGGCGTTTCCCCCATTGGGACGATTGAGCCATTTGATTTTTGGTCAACCATCATCAGTCAATATGCAAATTCAGATGTGTTGACTACTCTGATTGGGAATTTCAATGACTATCTCGACCAGACTGCCAACATGGAAAACTTTTTTGACTTCATCTGGAATGTCAATACAGCGCAGGGGTATGGCCTCGACATCTGGGGCAAGATTGTTGATGTGTCGCGCGTTCTCCGGATTGTCGGTGACACGCGTTATCTCGGATTTGAGCAAGCTCTCCCGGATAGCGACCCATTCAATCAGTCTTCATTCTTCGCTGGCGCAACGCTGACATCGAACTTTTCATTGTCTGATGCTGCTTATCGCGCGTTGATTTTCGCGAAGGCGCTGTTCAACATAACAGATGGGTCAATCCCAAGCATCAATCAAATCCTTCTTAATCTTTTCCCGAACCGGGGAAACTGCTATGTCATTGACAATCTTGATATGTCGATGATTTATAAGTTCAACTTCATTCTGACGCCGGTTGAATTGGCGATTGTGCAACAGTCCGGAGCACTTCCCAAACCAACTGGCGTTTCGTTCACAATCGAACAGCTGATATGAGGCCGCAATGCTGAACTCACAACTCCCAACTCGCTTTCCAATCCCGTTTGGAAATGGCGCAGGCGGCAGCTTCATTCGTCCTATCCCGGTGCCATCGCAGCAAACAATTGATCCGGGTGCGGCCTCGCTCACAGATGGCTTCCCTCCTGATACGTTCATTCCTGTCAGCGCCGGTGGCGAGCCTCCGAATGGTGCTGACTTCAATGGCATCTTGAATCAGAGCACTGCATGGAACCGCTGGCAAGCAGTCGGCGGCATGGTGCCTTATAATGCCGCATTCGCTTCCGCGATTGGCGGTTATCCTATGGGATCGCTCTTGCGGTCAAGCGTCATCATTGATGATTTTTGGCTTTCAATGGTTGACAACAATTTGACCGATCCAGACAGCGCGAGCGCCACAAACTGGATTTCATATGGTCGAGGTCCGGGGGATTTGATTGTTGATCCTTCACCGCTTCTTCGACAGACTGCGCTTCGTGCCAATGGGTTGACAATTGGCAGCGCTTCATCTGGAGCTTCCGCGCTCGCGAGCGCAACTGCCATTCTGCTTTACCGCAATCTTTGGCTGAGCTATCCCAACACTGTGTGCCCAGTGACAGGCGGTCGCGGCGCCAATCCGGATGCAGACTTTGCAGCCAACAAGCCGATCCAGTTGCCAGCTTGGCAAGGTTCCGGTATTGTCGCATGCGACACAATGGGCGGTGGCGCAACAACGCTTCTCGCGAATGTCCCTGTGATCGTCGGAAATCCGAATACCCCTGGCTCTCTCTTGGGTGAGAATTTCCACGCCTTGAACTCGAATGAGAATGGACCACACATCCATGGGATCACTGATCCAGGTCACACCAATGAAATGATCCTTCGCTTCCGGCGTTACAGCTTGGATAATGCTGTGGCGAATGCCCTCACCGTTGCAGCGCTTGGCCCAACTGATGGCGCTGTTGATGCTGGCCCAACTCAGTCCGCTTTCACTGGTGTGACAGTCAATAGCTCAGGTTTCGGAACGCCGCACAATAACGTTGAACGCTCGATCACAACCAATCTGTGGTTGAAGCTCTAAGGGGAACAAGATGACACATAAGGTTCTGGCTTCGAAAATTCAAGGCCGTGATTTCCAGAAGGATGTTGCGAGCTATCTTCATGAATTGACTGAATGGAAGCGTCACGAAACGCTTGTCAAGTCAGATGATGCAAGGATCGCAAAGGGTGAAAAAATCGATCCTTTGCAGCGTCGGCGCTCCTTCCCGATGCCGTCAGCTCATCCGGATGTTGTCGCATCCATAAGCGCAGATGGCAAGATCGATTATGAGATTGTTGATGATTCACCTTCTGCAACTGAAATCCTTAGGCAGAAGAAAGATAAGCTTCTGTCTCAGGTCATGAATGCCGAGAAGGAAGCATCATATTCTCTCCTCCATCCGGCAAAGCGCCGCCTTCATGAAATTCGGAAGCGTGAAATTTTAATGTTGGAAGCGCCAAATTCGAAAGCCAAAAAGGAGCTTGATGAGCGGCAGGAAATTGATGCTCGGCTCCAGCGCATTGATCGTATTGCCGCGCAAGCTCTTCATGACATCGAAGACTTGACAACAAAGAATATCGACAAGTGGCTGATGCCATCTTTTGAGGTTTGATCAATGAAGCAGATCATTCGCAGTCTTCTTGTTGCAGCAGCGCTTCTCTTCCCGGCGCTCGCCTTCGCACAATCCTCCCCCGGCCTTGTTACAGGGCAAGTTCCGACAGCAGCGCAGTGGAATTCATATTTCGCTGCAAAACAAGACGCGCTCGGCTATGTCCCGTTGAATACCAATGGCGGGCAAATGTTGGGTCCGCTCGCGTTGGCTCCATCAACATCGATTTCCTCAAGCCTTAACCTTCCCCAAGGTGCGGCTCCGGGTGTCCCAAATAATGGTGACATCTGGATGACAAGCTCAGGCTTGTTTGTTCACTTCAATGATCAGACAGTTGGTCCGCTTGTTTCGTCCTCAACAGCCGGGTGTGCGCTCTTCAGTTCTACTGCTTCCGGTTGCGTTGCTTCTCCGGGAGCGCCGACTGGCCGAATTCTTTCTGACAATGGCAGCTGGATCAATCCGACATCAGGTGGCACTGTCACTTCTGTTGGCTTCACTGCCGGCACAGGCCTGTCTCTTTCAGGATCAACATCGCCAATTGTTGGTAGCGGAAGCTTCAATTATTCCTTCGCCCCAATCGCCGCCGATAGTCTTTGGCTTAATGGAACAGGCGCAAGTGCAGTTCCTTCTGCCACGGCAGTTCCAAACTGTTCCATTCTTTCCTATAGCACAACATCTCACAGCTTCACGTGCGGCAATCCCGGCGTGACAAGTGTGACAGCCGGGACCGGCCTTCTCGGAGGGAACATCATTGGCGTTGGAACAATCGATGCTGACATTGCATCAGTTTCGAATTTTCTCAATGCCACTTCCAACAAAATACTCGATGCTCAAAATGTCTGGGTGGCGGCCCAGACAGTCACGACGAATTGCGGATGCACTGGCTTCTCGGGAACGCCAGTTATTTCAGTTGCAACTCCCGGAGTGGTTAACTGGACCTCGCATGGATTGGTCGCTAACACTCCTGTTGTATTCAGCGGTGGAACTCTTCCGACAGGAATCACTGCCGGAACAGTCTATTATGTCGTTGGATCATCGATCACCACCAATTCTTTCTCTGTCTCTTCCACGCCGGACGGCTCTGCAATCAATACCTCTGGGACTTCGACCGGAACACAAACTGTTCAGTCTCATGTGTTGATTGATTTTGCGGCCGGGGTGAATTTCAAGGTGCAATTTGTTTCTGGTCTTCCTTCAGTCTTTGGCTCGCCAATTCACGCGACGAAGCAGGGACAGTCCGGAATCATTTATGCGCTCCAGCCACCCAGCGGCACATCTGTGACGCCTTCGTTTGATCCGGCTTGGAAATTCTCGAACGGTTCTGTTCCGCAATTCTCGAATGTGGTGGGAAGAAAAGATTGGTTCGGGTATGTCACTGAAAGCAATTCCAGTATCGCGACCAATGTTAATGTCCCAGCAGTCAATGTGAATTTCTGAACATGAAAAAGCTCGCTCTACTCTTTGTTGCTTTCTTCGCATTCATCTCTCCGGCATTCGCACAGTTTGCCGGGACGAATGCGATTGGGGCGATTGCATCTTCGCAGCAACCAACCTGCACCTTCGGTGGGAATGATAGTTTCACAAAAGCTCTCCTCCACATGGACGGTGCTAATGGGGGAACGTCATTCGTTGATGATGCTGCCGGCGCGACAGCTGCTTGGGTTTCTCCAAACGGCTCAACGACAACGACTTCAACATTCAAGTTCGGAACAGCATCCTATCAAGGCACCACAACATCTTGGATTGTTTCAAATCAGTCAGCAGTTTATGCTGCTGGGAATTCAGACTTCACAGTTGATTTTTGGATCAGGGGAAATCCTGCCACCACTTCAACATTGCAGTACATCGTTGGGTTTGGTGATCCGAACCAAAGCACAAGCTCGGCTTGGTACATTTATTACGATACCTCGAAAAACCTGAGAGCCAATTTTCAGAACACAGGATTTTCAAACTACCAAAACATCGCCAATGTCCCGAACATCTTCGATGGGAATTGGCATTATGTCGCCTATGTGAGGGCTTCGACAATCGCCAAGGTTTACATTGACGGAAATGCGATTGGGAGTGCTGTCGCGACCTCCGGGACAATGAATTACCAAGGCACATACCAAATGATGATCGGCGTTAATCCAACATCAGGCGGTATGTTTGGGAATAACAAATTCCCCGGAAACATCGATGAGTTCCATTACACATTTAAGGCTCTATACACTTCAAACTTTGTCCCACCAACTCTTCCTTGGTGCAATTGAGGATCGCATGTCAGTAAACATCACCCAATTGAAAGCTCGGAACGCGCAGCGCTGGGCAAATATGAAGCTGGACAAGAAGCGTCTCAAGAGCTTCCAAAGCACAGCTGAAAGGTTATGCGCGCCGGAAGCGAAGGCGCGTTATCAGAACATTTCAAAGGGAACAGAACGCCTCCTCTTGGGCGTTTCGATTTCTGTTCCATGGTCTGTGATAGCTGTCATTCATGAGCGCGAGGCTGGTGGACCTCCGCATTGGGACAAGCAACTTGGGCAGGGCGATCCACTCTCCCGCGCCTCCATTCACGATCCAAAAGGACGCGGGCCATTCTTCAATCACCCTGATGATCCTCCGGGACAGGATGCATTCTATCGCGGCGCTCTCGATGCACTCACAGACTGTCATCCATTCGCTGCGAAATGGCAGGACTGGTCCATTGGCGGTGCGCTCACGCTGCTTGAGGAATACAATGGCCTCGGGTATGCAATGATGGGGGTGCCTTCGGCTTATGTCTGGAGCGGAACAGATCAATACAAATCTGGCAAGTACATTCGTGATCGCGTTTACCGGAAGAATGTCGTTGATGTTCAGAACGGTTGCGCGCCAATTCTTTACTGCATGATGCAGATCGATCCATCAATTGTTTTCACAGCGCTGGTTCCAGCGGTCGCCTGAAAGGACTGAAAGATGTCTTCAACACCTTGGCTTATTCTTCTCGCGCTTGCCATTGTTGGCTTTGCGTATTTCGAATATCAAGCCATCAAGAACAACAAATACAAAACTCTCTCAGCTGTGGTCTATGGCATCGGCGCTAAGTTTCCGCTCGCGATCTGGCTCTGCGGCGTCTTCGCTGGCGGCCTCGCTGTTCACTTTTTCTGGCACTGGTGTCCGCCCGGTTCGGTGTCAGAAGGCTTGCTCTCGCCACTGGGGCCAATCGGGCTTTCTTCACTTCACTGAAATCTATCACAACAGGGGATGAAAATGGATACCAATCCGAATATCTGGACAATGCTTGGGCCTTGGCTCGCGAAGTTCGCGAAGCAGGGTCTGCAGGTTCTGGGCGCTTATCTCGCGGCCAACGGTTTCATCACTTCCGGCGCGGGCACCGAAGCCTTCGTGGGCGCGGGCATGACCCTCGCCGGGTTATTCTGGGACTGGTGGTCCACGAACGGCCATATTCAGGCTGAAGCGCTGTTGAAGAAGCTCACTGCAACCCGGAAGGCATCGGACGCCATTACGGTCGCGAAAGCCATGCCTCCGGCCTCCGTAACCGGCGCGGCGGCGGTCGCGAAGGCCGAAACCGGGGTATCTGGCACTCCGGCGTCCGGAGGGGTGGCTGGATCGGTCGGGAAAGCCCTTTTGCTGGCCCTAGGAGTGGGTTTTCTGTGGTTCGCGGTCGCGCCGCACGCCTTCGCTCAGGCTCGGACCTTGAAGCTTCCTATTGACCCCTTGAGGCTCAACGGAACTCCCCTGACCGGGAATGCTTCGAATGATCTGAAGGCCCTTTGGGCTAAGATCGGTGCGGCCTCGCTCGCGGACCTCCAGTACGCCTCGGCCATGGCTGGAGCAGCCGGAACGCCAGCCGCGAAGGTCCGGAAGCAGTGTTGGGACGGCCTGATCACCATGAATGAGCAGATCAATGGGAACTCACTCAAGAACCCGGACGGCTCGGCCATGGTCCGGCCTGACCCGCATCTGTTGAGTGATGTGGAAAGCCTCGCGGAAATTGTGGACAATCTCTCGACGCAAGGGCAGCTGTTTTCGGCCTGCTCCGGCGCGGCAGAGATGGCGAAAATGAGTGCGCTGCAGTTTGTCACTCAGGCCATTGCCGGCCTCGCGACCTTCTCGACGCTTCCCGTTATTCCTTGAAATCGTCTTCGTGCTCCGGCAGGGTTTCCCCTCGCCGGAGCCTCGAACAACGGAGACAAATCATGCAAAAATATTCACTTCGTGAGTTGACGATCATTCTCGTCATTCACCTTGAGAAGAGACTATTTGAATTCGCCATGACATGCATCATGCTTGGCGAAGGCATCTTTCTCTACTTCAATGCCGCTTCGATCCGCGAGAGTGCTTTCCGTTACACCCTCGACATGCTTTCAGAAGCAACATTCATGTATCTGTTTTTTCTTTTTGGCCTGGCAAGATTGATAGCAATCATTCTCAATGGTCACTGGATGCCATGGGGCGCTATTTTCCGAATGGGAGGAGCTTTCATCGGAGCTTTGATATGGGCACAATGGTGTGCGGCGTTGTTGGTGTTGAAATCGAAGACTGGCTTGCCGCCTTCACCGGGTGTCGTAACGTACTGCGTTCTTGCACTCTTTGAAGTTGTCTCGATGTACCGGGCTTACTTAGGGGCGACGAAAGAAAATGCCAGAGAGAAACGGAACAATAGATGCGCTCAATTGGCTTTGGGAAAAAATTAGTCATCTCCCGGATGTCCCGATGCAATCCATTGCTGCTCTTATCCTTGTTGTTATCCTCGCTTTGCCGCTTTGCGTTCGCATCTGGAATAGCTGGAGTGATCTTTTTCGCCGCGATGGTGATGACCGTGAGCGTCGTCATGATCGTGACCGGAGCCGCGAGGATGATTTTGTTTACGACATTCGTAATTCGGAAATCATCCGCCACAACCCTTGGGTCATTTCAGAATTGATCAACATTGATGCTCAAGTTCAGAACATGGTTCATATGATGACAGCGATGCGCGCAGAGCTTTCCGAAGTGAAAGCTATCGCCACCGCCGCTCGTGACAAGTCTGAACTTGTTATCCGGATGATGCGTCGGAAGCCGCCAAAGGCCGAGACAAAACGCTAAGGGTAGCGATAGCATTGCTGCTGTTGCTGCCCTCCTTGGGTGTTTCCTCCCCTTAAACTTAAAGCCCCGGCCTCACCGCTGGGGCTTTTCTTTTGGCGCTCGCTCTGCTGCGTCCAGTTCGATCCAAGCTTGGCCGGCAATTCCTGTGGGATAGTTCTTCGCCACCAGCTTCTTGATCAACGCAATCTCCTCAGCTGTCAAGTTCGGGTGAGCCTCGTGCTGAATTCGGAGCGCGAGGAGCCATCGCTGCGTCTTGTCTTCGCCAGACAATGTCGGCTCATCCGCATAAACCCCCAGCAATGAATTCGTCACGACGCTCCGGAGCGTGATCGGGACTGGCTTGCCATCCTTGTCGTGGAATGGCGATCCATCGATTTGCAAGAGCGGCGTCAGCGTATTGATCTCAACTGCCTGCGCAGGCAGAGAACAAATCGCAATGAATGCTGCGTTGATGATGAATAGCTCCAAGATGATTTTCTTCATCACACTTTCCTTTTTCCGGGACTTGGTTTGCGGTGATAGATTTTGTCGCGTCTCGCGTTGCAATGGACAGCGCAATAAGGCTCGCCCGGTTTCGCCGGATGACCGCAATAGGTGAAATTGTCAGCACCGAAAGGCCAATGGCAGTTATGCGTCGTAAGCTCCATGAACGAAATGTGGAGTGGCGGACGGTTTGGATCAATGACCTCTTTCGGCATTGCCTTTGGCGCAAGGCGCTCGGCAGGAACATTCGCAGTTGACTTCAATGGATTTGTGAAGTTGACTGCGTGCGGATAAGAAGGAGCCTTTAGCTTACGCTTCTTTATCGGCTTGATGACAGAGCCATTGGACTGTCGGCCTTTGAGGCGCTGTCCGAGACGATGCACAACACCAATGACTGCGTTGCGCGTGATCGTTCGATTGTATTTCTCAAAATACATTTCAGTGATCTGAGTGGCGCTGAAAGCAGTCTTTGAAAGGATGAATTCTTTTTCTTCATCGGTGTATTTGTGTCCCAGCCTATTTGACATCTTTTCCCCGAAGGTGTTAAAGGAAAGGCGACACATCCTTCCGGGAAGTGCCGCCTTCTTAGATAACTAGCCGCCGCCCTGATTGGCCTGATCGTCAGGCACCTGCTTCTCGGTGGAAGGATTTTCGGCCATATCCTTGTTCAGGGCGTCCTGCGATGGCTCCTTCGGGTTGACTGTCTTGGCGGAATTGCCATCGTCCTGAAACTTTTCGGTGTCGCTCATATTTCCACTCCTTGTTTTCCCGCTACTGGATTGGAGCGGGGCATTTTTCAGCCGCTTGCTGAAATCATTCACCATCATCATTGATGGCGGAACCTTCGCGATGATCTTCGTGCTCCTCCCGGCGCGACCGCAAGAATTGCGGAACGTCAGCGGATGGGTGACCATCCCCCGGCTGTTCCTCCGGTGCACCGCGCGAAGGAAGGCTCTGGGCTGCGAATTTTTTGCTGTCCCGGATACCATCCAGTATCAGATTAGCTGCCGCCGACATCATGGTTTCGAGCGAAGCGGCATATTTCACATAGCGGTCGAGCGCTCCAATAGCATCTTCGTGCTGTTGCTTGTAGAAATCTCGCTCGGCCTTTGTTTGAGCGATCTGCGCTGCCGCATCCCGCTTCACCCGTTCGATCCCATCTTCCAGATCGTGGTTACGGGCGGTCAGCATATCAACCTGACCCTTCATTGTGTTGTAGTTGTTCGCCGCTTCTTGAAGCGGGTTGTTGTGCTCAATCTCCGGGAGAGGATGAGGCCGCTGCACAACTGCAGTTTGCTGCCTCCTCAAGGGAAGGGGAAGTGACATTTCAAATTCCTTTTCAAGATGTTTGTTTCGTCAGCATTCGATATTCGACGCCGCCGCGTCCACCACCACGCTTTTCGATACGGCGGCGACCATCGTTCTTTTCCAGCTTCTTGCGGATTGATTCCATCGTCACACGGATTGATCCGCGCGCATTGATGGGCCACAAACTGTCGATCATGCCGTATTCAGACTGAACCAACGCGGCTGTCGTCACCCAACCTGTCCGTCCCTTCATGATGTTGAAGAGACGGGTTTCAAGCGGCGACAGCTTTACGTTTGGTTCACTCTTAGGTGCTGTGGAGGCCAAAGTAGTTTTCCTTATTTTCGCGCGTCTTCTCAATTTTGAGCTTCAGCTTCTGAGACTTGATGACGCCGGCAACACCCTTCATGACCATCATGAGAGGCCCTTTGTAATCCTTCCGGGCCTCGCCATAAGTTGCCTTCATCAAAGATGTGATGGACAGCTGTTGGCCGAGATGCTTTTCCATATACTTGAAAAGCTTGTCGCGGTTGGAGCCAGGACGGACAGCCTCGCCATCCTTCTTCTCGCGTGGCGCCTTCGCAGCTTTTGGCGTCTTGGCGGCCTTCGGCTTCTTGGCCTTCGGTTCCTTCTTAAGCGCTCGCTTCTTCGGATTGACGCTGTCCGGAGGATCAATGCCCAAGATTGCTGCTGTTCGCCGGAGCGCCGCAGGGCGATCTGAGAAGCGCTTGACGGTCGGCTTGCCGTCTGTTGCTGCCTTCTCGTTGTAGGCTGCGAGGAGCGCGGCACCGTCCATTTCATTGAGTTGAGCAGTTGTGATTGACATGATTTATGTCTCGCTTTCTGGTTTGGTTGAGTTAATCTGAAGCGCAAAGGAAAGAAAAGAATTTTGTTCAGTCAACTGACGGTTGTATCAGTTCTCCGGACAAAATTCATAATGTCATTGATGGCTGTGTTTGCTGTACTTGAAGGCCAGCTATTGTCGTATTTTTCTCCAGTCATCTCTGCGGCCTCTTCAAATAATGTTTCCCATGTTGCGCCGGGATATGGCCGGAGGCCATACTGCATCATTCGAAGAGCGCCGATGAGTTTGGCGGCTTTGCAGACTGTCGAGCTTCGAATATATTCACTCATTTCTCAGCATTCCTTTCTGCGAATGATAAGGCAACACGAATTGCTGTGATGGCCTTATCTAGTTTCTTCGCCATCTTCCTGTGGAGAGAGCGCTCACGCGATCCCTCCGGACTTTCATCACGCATTGAGGCATGCTCATCGAGCCTTTCGCAAAGCTCATCATCTGCCTTATTTAGCCTCTCGCGCGTGACTTCAAAGGTGTTCATTGTCTTCTCACTTTCTGGAAAGCTTCTCCCGGATCACAAACTCATGACCGCAGGAACGAAGCACTGCATTCATCGATGCAAATTGCGGCCGCTTCGTCGTGCCGCCGAACCAATTTCCGAGAGTGCCGGCAGACACGCCGCTGTCCTCGGAAATCTTCGTGTAGGTCTTCTGGCTCTTTTGAACCACAGTCCGGACCTGATCAATGATTGGGTCCTTGTCGCGAAACACATACGACTTGTAGAGCCGCAGAGGTCCGGTCTTTTTACCTTTAGCCATGCTTTATCCCTTTCGCTTGTTGATCATGAAGAAGACGCCTTTGGCCTTTGGCTTCTTCCTAAGAACTTTCATTGTGACGAGTTTGTTGACGACTTGAGATGTCGTCAATGGCGATTTTCCGAGTGACACCAAGATGGTCTTGACGTCTGGTGACGTCACAATCTGGCCATTCTTGAAGCGCTCGGAAAGCGAAGCTGCGACCATATCAGCTACGCTCCCATCGCTCTTTGCCTCGACGCCACCGCCCTTTCTGGGCTTTGCGTTGACGACAGGCGTGACATCGAGATTGAAGATTTTGAATTTCAGAAGGTCGCGCCGGACCATCCCAACATTCTTGTCCTCAATGAGGAATTCAACTCTGGTGAGGTCTGTCATTGCTTCTCCTTATTGAAGGTAAACGAGGTCATCAAGCTGCCCAATCTTTTCGATGGTCACATCCTTGATGTATTCTCCGTGGTGGTACCGCGCGAAAGCGGCTCGCGCGAGGTCTTCTGTTGGAGCCACACAAAGATAAGGCGGCATCTGGACATTCTCTTCCCAGTGAGAAAAGTCACTGTCCATTCCACCAAATGCTGGTGTTCTATGTGCCTTGCGATCCTTGTATTGGATGCACCAGACAGAATAATCACAGGCTCTCATTTCTTTTCCTCGCTCAATTCGCCGGAAGCGATGCTGTTATATTCAATCATCTTCTTCCGGGTATCATCCACATATTTCTCGAAACCATTCATGACGCTCGGCTCAAGAAATACTTCATGGTCACCCATCATTCCACGCGGCGCTCGGAGCTTGAATTGGAAACCATCATATGACGCGAAGAGCCCATCGCCCAAAAAGATTTCCTGAGTGATGTTCGCGCGAAGAGAGGCGAGACGTTCCTGCTTCTCTTCGCCTGCTTGAGTTGCTGTCTTGTCATTCATGTTAATCCACCCGATAAGTTTTCTTGATGATACCAAGGCGGTCATCGCCTCGGTGGTGATCTTTCACAGGAACAATCCTTTTGATTGTTCCATCTTCATTCCGGAGCTTCCGGAGATGGCCACGAACGTCATGACCTTTCTTACGAGCTTGGGTGATTGCGCGAAGCGCCACCTTCTCGACAGTCTGCCGGGCACCCAACTTCAAATCCAGAATTTTGTGTTCCAGATTGAAGAGAGGTTTCCCATTGAACATCGGCTCCGGCGTGCCTGACCAAACGCTATCTGAAATCGTCCGGGAGATGCCGGACTTTTCCTGCTCCGACGAATTCAGCGCGACAAGGAAGCCAAAGACATGGCGAAGCTCGCCTGCCAACTCTTCCAGCATCATTCGATCTGACTTGGACCATTCGTGATGAGCATTGTCTGTATGATCGTGAATGATCTCAGCACGAAAGCAGTTGGTGTGCGTTCCGAAAGCATAACGATCAACAAAGTTCTTTTCGGTCGCAGTCAGTGTCAATTTCATGTCAGCCTGTGACGTCCAGCACCAAGAGAATTGAGGGCTGATCCATTTTCCATCAATCATACAGTGATATGTCATGATGTGAAGTTGGAGGTCGCGATTTCCTGCAATTCCGGCAGGGCCATGACCAGTTTGGATAAGCCAACCAACCCGGTCGATGATGTCACCGTGGCCGGCAGGATCACCAACAAGTTGAACATCGCCGCGAGAGCGAGTGCGCTTAAGCCTCGCAGAATTGTCGAATTCGATCCATGTGATTGGATATGGCGGGATAGCCATGGTGCAGGCCGCGTCCATGTCCTTCGATACAGCCACAGAAAAATCCGAAATCATCGCGGATGTCTTCTCATTCAAGACAAAGCGCTGCGCCTTCCGGAGCACATCCCGGAGGTCGCGTGGCTTCACCTTGTGCTTAGCCATCTGCACTGAATCGAAGGTTGCAGCCTGCACCTCATCAATGAGGTACTTCATTCCTTCTTCTCCCGTTCTGATTTCTTCAATTGATCGATCCTGCTGTATGCTTTCTCTTCGGAAGAGACAGTGTCAACAGGCGTTCCATTGAGAACGATCTGAAAATCATTCAGAGAGATTTGGTTGATGTGATATCCGCGATAAATGAGTTTCTTCATTTGGCACTCCTGTTTGAATGGCCCAAGATGTAGCTCGGCCTTCTCGCATCGTTCGGTGGACAAACAGCAATGAGCCGCCATCCATCATCGAGAAAACCTTGGAGCTTGTCAGTGCAGCAATCCTCCTCGACGCGGACACGCTCCACCTGCATCAATCCAATGTTGGCAACAGAGATGTTATAGACCGACTGTGCCGGGTTGACAGTTGGCGTCGCAACACCACTGATGCGAGACATGTGGACTTCAACATCTGCGATCTCAGTCCATGCTGTGGCCTCCTCAGCATCAATGATATAATCATTGAAGTAAGGAAACTTGTCAGCATCAAATGTTGAACGATCCTCCGGGAGTAAATCACGAAGCCTCGATTTGACGCCATCCCGGAGCCGCGCGTAATTAGTGTCGCTCAATTCAGAAATCTTCTTTGCGCTGCCATATCCCAGCTTCGCATTGCACAAAAAGCTCATGCTTCCTCCTTCATCTTTTCCTTGGCGCCAGCGATCCGTCCCGAATGTGGCAGCTTGTAGCGCTCCGGATTGATCTTTTCATGGCAAGGCTTTCCGACTGCCGCGCCGCAAAATGGGCAAGCTACGATATAGAACTTGCTTGGCTTGCCAATTTCAAGACCATGGCGCTCGCGATAAGCCTTCGTATCACTCGTCAAAATTGCCTCCATTAATTTCATCGATCATGTCAGTCATGACCTGTTTGTCATGGACCTCTTCCAGCAGCGCCGCGTCCCATTTCTTTTCATCCCGGATGCCTTTGACGGCTCCTTCAATGAGGTTCTGGATCACGCTCGGCTCCAATGCGTCAAGCTCCCAAGACAGATCACCGAACTTACGTTGATAGACTTCAAAGCGAACGTCTGTCACCTTCGCCGGGTTTGGCGGCGGGTTGTACTGCTCGATTTGGTTCATGTTGAGGCCGAGACGGACAACTTGAACCGGCGTGCCAGCAAACATAGAAAGACGCTCCGCATTGTCGCGCGTCATGTCAATCCCGGAAGGATCATGATCACCGAAATGAAAAATGATTGGGCGCTGCCCTTTGTGGACATAACGAGCCATGCGTTGACCGGCACGCCATTGCTCACTTTGGGAAACGTACCCGCGACAAGCGAAGAAATCGACGCGAAGTTTATTGCACATCTGCCCAACGACATCTGAGAGAGCTTCTTTCTCAACCCAGACCTCCGGACGAAAAGCTTGATCTTCCCACAAGTCCTTCCGGTACTTGTCTCTGGCTTCTTCCAAAGCCTTCTCAGGACCAGTGTAAGTGTGAAGGCCCATCAGGTTTCGCGTGCGATCCTCGATGGAGGTCCATGAGATGAGACCGGCGAGACGCCCATCATTGACGAGTGATCCAAGTTGATCATAAGAGCGCTTCGAATTCTCGATCAATCCGCGAGCGACATGCTGGTAATACAACTGACGAAGCGTCAGCGAGTATCCCTGCATCTCGTACTCGTATATGATCTGGTTGGCCTGCTCGATTTTGGCGAGCGTATCCGGACGGAAATTCTTCTCAATATATGCCCGGTAATGGCCGCGATCATTAGACATCAATAGTCCTCCAAACATAGAGCGCAATATCGCGCGAGACGAAATCAGAGCCAAGACGATATTGGAATTCAATGTCCCGACCTTCATTCCAATAAATGTGAAGCCAGAACTGACCGTTCACCATTTTGCGATAAACACTTCCCTCTGATGCCTTCGCGGAAGCTTCAGCCATCTCGAAAGTTTCTTCATCATGTTTCAATGGCGGATTGTTTATCATGTCGATAGCATCACAAGCCATCTTGGCGAGAGATGAATTTGTGAACACTGCAATCCGATTATGCGGCGCAGAAAGAGGTCCGACATAATCAGAACTTTCTGTGTCGCCGCGATAAACAGCCGCGCCGCCAATTTTGGCTTGAACCCATTTTGGTTTTCTCACTTCAACCTCCTCGTTTCACCACGATCCTTCATCTGCTGATCAATCGAGATGTCCTGACCTCGATCATATCCCTGAGCGAAGTAAGATGACGATTGACGAGCTTCACGCGCAGTTGGAGCACGATAGCGATAGGAGCTTCCCCGGCGCTCGCGGGCACGTTCCTTAGCCTTCTCCTTAGCACGTTCTTTCGCTGCTTCCTTCGCAGCCTCTTCCGGGTTTGCAGCTGCCCACTGGGTGTAGGCTTCTTCTGCCGCCTTATCAGCTGCCGCTTGTGCTGCCCGGCGCTCGCTGTCTTCCTTCTCGTATTCAGCATTGCGCTGCTCTTTCCGCGCCCATGCACCTTCCCCATAGAGAAAGTCATAGTTGGCTGCTTCCTCGCTCTTCACCACATCCGCGATTGTCAGCGTTGTGGCGAGCGAAACGCCGGCACGTGCCGCACGTACCCGGTCGGCCTCGGCTTTGTCATGCCTCTTCTTCTCTGCCGCTTTCATCTCGCGGCGCTTGGCATCCAACTTGTACCAGACGGCATCAGCCATTCCCTCGCGATATGCGACAGCTTCACGCGAGAAGAATTGCGAAGCTGACGGGAAACGTTCGCGGCAAAGTCGCTCAATCGTTCCCTGTATATATTCACCCATAACTTTGGTCGCAGTTGTATTGACAACGCGACCAACAAGACGATGTTTGAAAGACCAACTCCTGCCACGATACTTTTCCTTGTTCCTTTCTCTTGTTACAAAGTAGTAACAAAAATTGAGGCGAGCGATCTGACCCCAAAGCTCGCGCTCATACTGATACATCCCGCCACGAATGCGGGCATCCTCGCGCTTCCCGGAGCCAGAATTGCCTTGCTCCAGAACGGTCATATCCAAATTGTAGGCAGTCAGCAATTCCTGCGCCTTTGCGGCCGCAGCAGCAGCTTCATGTTCATTCGGATTTTTCGCAGCCAGATTGAGAAGACGCTGAACCTTCTCAATCACCCGATCCATGTTGATTTGCTCGGCTGTCTTGGCTTCTTCCTCGACTGGCTTCATTCGCTCGCTTCCTCAATTTTTGAAATGAAATCGCCAATGTCGAATTCTTCGATAGCATCTTTGACTTCACTGAGATTGTCGATGGCTTGTTGTGCCTTCGATCCTTTGTCGCCGCTTTGAAGACCTTCAGGCATATTGTCGAGATATTCAGTCTCTTCATCGTGAGCAGTTTCAATGATGGACTTTGCTTCTTCAAGCTTGCCCTGAGCCTCGCTTAAAAGGATCGTTGCCTGACCAAGCTTCTTCCGGCGCTCTGAATTCATGGCGCTCTCTCTTCCGATGCAATAATCCCCGGTGTCTGCTTTGTGCGAAGATGCAAAATCTTTTCGCGAGCGCGATTGATCCGGCTCTTCAGTGTGCCAATCTTGATGTTGAGTTCAGCAGCTGCTCTTTCATAATCGAAGCCATCATTAATTTTCATGAGAGCTTCCCATTGATCCTTCGGGATGGAAGCGCTGAATTGATTGTCGCTCTCTTGAAACTTGAAACCAGCACTGTGTCCGCGCATGCTTGTCTTCCTTTTCGGTTGCCGGCAGAGCGCCGGGAAATTGTGACGGTGGAATGCTTCAGCTGCATAGCTCCGAAAGCTCTTGCCGCATTGGCATGTCATCTTGTCAGACCAATGCTTCACTCCTCTTCCTCCAAGAGGCAAATCCTCATGGAGCTTGATGTGAATGACTGTCATCACATGTCCTCATGTCGATAGGCGCTCTCGGAAACTGCCGCAACGCCTTCTTGAATTGTCGGTCGCTGACGTATCATCTTGAAGGCCGAATGCATATCCTCGCGCCGGGATACGGTGCCAAGATGTGCATTCGGCCAGTACTCCATCGCGAGCCGGACTGCATCATTGATCTGTTGACGCATGTATCGGTCAATCGCGTTATTCATAATGTGGCTTCTCCTTTGGATAGTTTTTCTCCGGCCAACACTCTCGGACCTCTGCAACATATCGTCCGGTCGAAAGAACGCTATCAATCGACCTTCGGCCAACATTGACAGATTGCCCAAGAAGACCATTCAATAGAGCGGCATGTTGCTCTGCCTCTTCTTCTGAGGCTTCGCCTGAGAAGACTTTAGCCACGCTGTCTGGTGGCATGCCGTCAAGAACGTCATCAACGCGCTCCCCGACATCGTACCACCATCCTCCCTCTTCGGGACCGCCATAGCGGCGGTCTGTCAGATAGATCGCAACGGAATGAAATGGCATTCACGCCTCCATTGCTTCGCGCGGGCACCATGGCTCCAGATCGGAGCGCGGCACCATATACCATTTCTGCGGCCGATGATCAGGCAGCAAGAAGGCTTTCCGCTCGCGATCTGAATAGGCGATGCCGGCAGCAGTGAAAGGCCCATTGTCAACGAGACAGACAAACATCTTGTCTTTCAGATCGCTCCATGGCATCTCGCGAACGACAGCGATATTGACTTGCTGACCATTTCGCGCCAACCAGTCTTCCTTCGTTCCGACTGGCGGATTGATGTAATAACCCATATTCATTTCCTTCCTTGTTTGATGAGAAGACCTTTCCCATAGAGGTCTTCATAAAAATCGACTTCAAGCTTGATGCGTTCCTCGACGCCGGGATGTGAGTAATCAGGAGCCCACACCCAAGCTCCTTCCTTTCCGTAATGGACCTTCTTGTAAGGCAGTGGCCCAATCAACAACCCCGGAGGATTGAAACCGGGCCACTGCCACATCGCATCTTCTTCAGCTTTGGTTGCCACTTGCCTCCTCCGGTACATATTGCTTCACGATCTTTTTAACGAACCAATCTGGAACTCCGGGAACGGAAAAATCGCCGGACTTATTTTTGATATTGGCGACAGCATCTCGCATCATGAATTCACGGTCTTGTTCATCAAGACAAAGCCAAGACATGCGAGTATATATTTCCATATTCTCATGTGCCTCGATTTCCCAAGGCAGCGACGAATAAGCGAACTTTGAATTGCAGATTGCTCGCGGCCAATATTCACCTTTCCAAATCGTCCCGCCTGTAAGCTTGTCATCAAACATATCGCCTCGGAGGTATTGAGCGACATGAGTTGTCTCATGGATCAAGACGCTTCCGAACTCAACGATACCTTCGTCCGGCGAAACTGCAATAATGAAGTCATGTTCGAGCTTCGTCATAACGCCGCGCTTCGCCGGATGATCAAACCTCTCCCGGCGAAGGAAAACTGATGTGTCCTTTTTATCGATGCCGAATTCCCGGCAACAAAAACTGAATTGCTTTTGGATGATGCGTTTTTCAGGAGCCGAAAATTGATCTGACATGACCAGTGTAGGCATTGTCTTCCCCTAATCCAAGGTTTTCTGATGGGCCTCATCAGCGAGCGTTCCACGCTCGGACGCCGGGGTTAACCCGGCGTTTCGGCCTGACGTTTTGCGTAAACCTGCAGAGCTTCAACAAAGGTCTTCTTCGCGTGAAGTATCGATCCCTCTGTTAGATTATCAATGCTTGCTGCATACTTACCGATGTTGCGACCAAGAATAATGGTCATTGCGATGCTGGCATCACCAACATCCATTTTCTTTTCCGAGATAAATTTTTCAATCTCGGAAATGGCTTCAATAACTTTGACTGGCTCAGCCATCTCTTCTCCTTTTCAGAACCAAACTTTATCAAGCATGAGGATCGCGCGACCTCGAATGTCTGGATCGTTCGGACGCTTTCCCTCCATGGCGTCAGCCAGAGAGATGAGGAAAGCTTCCTTCAACATTTCACAGGTCGATTGTCCCGGCCTCTTCGGCATCTTATGGGCCTGTGATGCCGTCCAGTAGATCGCGGTGGCGATGACGTTTCGCGGGAGGTCTTTCAGCCTTCCGGTGTCGTCAACAAACATGTCAGTCACGCCGGTCTTCGCGAGGAAGGAGTTGACATAGACATGCTCGAAATTGGCGCGACGAAAGAAAGGCACTTCAATCTTATCGACCAATTCAGGATAATCCGGACGGCGTTGCCGGAATTCCATTTCTTTCAGGTCAGCGAAGACCTTTTCCCAATCTTCCGGCTTCGCGTCCGGTTCGATGCAGAGATACTTGGTGGTGAATTTTTTATCAGACATTTTCACATTCCTAATGTTTCGAGGAGGAAGACGTGCCACTGGTTAGTAGTACCCCAGCGGATGCAAGCGGCAACTTGGTGTTGCGGAAAGCGCAAATCGCGATGGACTTTGAAAAAGCTCAAGTCGCGTTTCTCGTGAGACTGGATCAGATGAAATTGAGTTTCCATCAATATGTCTCCTTCATCCATTTTTCGAAGGCTTCCATGATGCCGCCAACGAAAGTGAAACCATCATTGAGATTGACTGAGCCAGCAGCAAAGTCAGACCATTTCACGCTCCAATGAGGAGCAGGACCAATTGCCGGCCACCATTCGAGTTTGTCAAGATTTACATCAACTTCAAAATTGATGATCTGATTGCCATCTTTCATTTCCAGATCAAAGAACCGATCTGGAAGGCCATGGTTGCCGTCCGTCTCGATGTAAGGCAAGACACAATCCAGCGTCCATTTCCCGGCAACATTCTTCCGAAAGATGAGATGTTTCTTAGCCGTCATGCAACACTCCGGGTTGCAGCCTCGCGACCGCGCAGGACGTTCTCGTTGTAGGCATCGACCAAAGATGCTGGAGCACCGCGAAGGAACCAGTCAACACGAGATTTGAAACGATCCTTCTTGATCGCTGCGTCGAAGGCGTTGGGATCGATATGAGCCGAAGCGAGAGCTTCATTGAAGATGCGTTCAAACATTTCCGTTTTCCTCTTCCAAGGTTCTGATGATCTCATCAGGCCGCTCATCCAAGCGACGACCGGAGAAGCTTTCCCCGGTTTCGATCTGTTAACAAAAGCCAATCCACTCTCCGGCCTCGTTGCGTCCCATGTCGAGACGATCACACATGACCTTTTCGTGAGTGGATCGTTCATCCTCAAACTCATCACCGAAAATTTGCTGCATTTCTTCGCGATGCTGTTTGGCTTCAAATTCTCGATCATTGATGTCATCGATGATTTGATCATCGCTCATGCCTTTGGCACGAAGATCATCGACCAGAGAGAGGATTGATTTGTTGATGGTCATAGTCAGTTTCCCCTTTTTAATTCGAGTTGTATGGAGAGATTGGAAGTGCATCAACAATATTGTAGAAACGGTTCATCTCATTCTCCAATTTATTGATTTGGCGCTGAATTTTTCCATATTGTTTATCGCCAACAATAAAGTTGTCTTGTTCTTTTTCCAAAGCGATGTGTTCACGCGTCAATTGACGCATATAGGTGCGAAGTTCAGATTGAAGCTTTTTGCTGCTGATCATCTCACTTGCCTCCATTGCGGAAGGTTTCAAGCTCGCGGCGGCGAAGATAGGCGATCAATTTTTTGCTCATGACATTTTCCTTGTCCAAGGTTCTGATGATCTCATCAGGCCGCGTTCCACGCGACGACCGGGAAGCTCTCGCCTCCCGGTTTCGATCTGTCAGCTGGCGAGATAGGCGATAAGGATTGAAAGGACCAATCCGAAAATCATCGGCCAATTTCGCCACTCGGCAATTTCATCTTCGGTACGAGGTTCATCACTCATGATGAAATCATCCCAGTGGGATCGTACAAAATGAAGAGGCCAATAACCGCTTCAAAAGTTTCCAACATGTGGAAGCCAATCGCATTCACCAACACGACAGCGAAGAGGCCAAGCCCACAGCAGTGCTTGTAGTGGGTGTGGTTCAGTTTGTGAGGGTCGGGAAGCTTCATGGTCGTTTTCCTTTTCCAAGGGTTGCTGATGATCTCATCAGGCGTCTCATTCCAAGACGCGACCGGCCACATGGCCGGTTTCGATCTGTGTTTGCAAAATTTGTCTCCGTGGATTTCTCATCACGGTGAAACGGACGACTTGCCCCGTTCTGTCGGAAACCTCGCGCCACCCGCTGCTTAACTCCATACCGAATTTCGGAGGCTCCCTGCGTCGGCCACGATGGGCACTTAGGAGCCGAGATTTTCGGCGGTCGAAAGGGAAACCTTGAAGGAGCTTCCCGGCGTTCTTGGGCGGCGCGAACCGCGTCAATGACCCTATTTAACTCCCAAAAACAAAGAAAGAAAAGAAAAAAGATGGGGTCAAAGTCAGAAAAATTGATGCGTTTTCAAAGGAAAAGCCATCATTCCTCAGAAATAATGGCCTGCCGGATTTCGTCCAGCGTCAAATCGGCCAAATCCTTCTTGTTTTTGAGATTGCGCAAAATCGACCGATCTACCGACTTGGTGGCCACGAGGTCGAAATAAGTCACTGTTCCGAGCGTCCCAATTCGGTGGGTCCGTCCGTCCGCTTGCCATCGATCTACTGCATTGAAGCTGTTCGAAAAGAAGATAACCGTTTGGCAATGGCCTTGAAGATTGAGACCAACACCGCCAGAGCGCGGATTTGAAACGAAGCATCGCGCTTTCCCGGAAAGAAATGCATCCCTAGCAGCACTGCGTTCATTGTCGTTGCCTTCATAAACAACAAACGTCTCTCCGGCCTTCTTCAAGGCTTCAGTGATGACAGCGCGATCCTCGATGAAGCGGCACCAAATAACAATTGGCCCGGTCGATAGATCAACAATGTCCATCATCGCTTCAACGCGCTCGCCTCCAAAACGATGCATCTCACCTTCGCCGGGGAGATGGCCGCAGACAATTTGATGAAGCCGGAGGAGGCCGACTGCAGCATTGACACCGTCCACAATCGTTCCATCATCCATCTCTGTGAGGAGCGTCTTTTTCATCTCATCATAATGCTTCCGCGTCGCATTGCTCATCTCATATTCACGCACAGAATAAATCTTCGGCGGAAGGTCAATGGCCTCTTCCTTCGTCAGCCGGAAAGAATGAGGTGCGATGAGTGAATAAAGCTCTTCTGTATTTTTCTGCGCCACAACAGTCCGTCCATCCTTTCCGGAAATGCAGTAACGGGCACGGAAGGAGGAGAGATATTTGCAACCCAGAATGAGCGGTGACAAGAATTCAAACTGAGTGAAGAGGTCCATAACATTCTTCGCTTGCGGCGTTCCGGTTGCGATCCGGCGATATGTCGCCATTTCACCAAGCTCGTTCAGCGCTCGCGTCCGGTCAGAGGCTTGGTTCTTGAAGTCGTGACTTTCATCGATGAACAGTGCCACCTTCCCGCTGTGCGTCTTCATAAACGCTTTCGCGCTCGCGAGGCCATCCTTTGTCCGAATTGCATCTGTGTTCATTGCGAAGAATGTTAGTTTCTTTGCCGGCAGCTTCCAATCAGTGATCCTCTTTTTCTTCCAAACGATACCGCTCCAAGCAATACGCTTGTCCATGTGGCGCGGTATCTCTTCATCGATCCATTGCCGATGCACACCCTTCGGCGCGAGAACGAGCACGCCAGTGATCTTCCCCCGGAGGAAGAGGATGCCGGCAGTAACAATCATGATGAAGGTCTTTCCTAAACCAACATCGAAAAGGAGAGCGTAATATTCCCTGAACCAAGACAACCGAATGCACTTATCTTGGTGATCATATGGCGTCTCGTTGAAATTGTAGTCCAGTGGTTCGTCCGGAGCGCTCGCATGCTGCGTCGGCATTGACTGAACCTTCTCCATCTCAGTCAACTGTCCAATGCGATCCTGAAATTCAATCGCATAATCACTCTCTTGAAGAATACGAAGGTTGGATGGGGTGCCTTCAATCTTGACAGAATTCAGTCCGTCCCAGTTCTTTCGACCGGCGAGCGAATTGATCAAACGGATGAATGGGAAAGGAAAAGGACCGAACAAAGTGCAACGATTTTCAGACCAGATTTCTGCCTTGATCACTTTCGCAATTCCTTCTTCTTTTCGTTGCAAGCTCGTGCCGCCTCGCTCATTGTCTTGAAAAATGGCAGCTTGGCCTCTGGGTGAATATCATCACCGATAAAATTTGCCTTGTGGACAAACATCTCAGTTGAGAAGGCTGCATTCTTCCATGTCGCGGAATATGCTTTGTAGTTCGCATCGAAGAAAATATTGAATTGATAAGTGTTCCATGTCGCATACCACCATCGACAACCGTCCTTCGCGAGTTTTTGAACTAGCTCAAAAGCCCTAGGGTCTTCCCGGAGGTTGCCTTCATGCTGAGGGTAGTATTCCTTAAACCTCATTGCTCTGCCTCCTCCGGCATCCGGCCTCCGGGGATTTGCGCGATCCCATCGACGCCTTCAATTGCGTACCCGCGCCGGGAATGCTCCTCTTTGATTGGCTCATCAATGTCTCCGAGATAACGAACTTGCGTCACACTGATCATTCTGAAATCTGGCGGGATGGTCCCTTTGATTGCATAGAGCGCCTTTCCCGGCTTGCCTCGATCAACAATCGGACGGCCAATGCTTTCGAACATGTAACGATCAATTTTGCAGAAGACCTCATCAGTATCGTCTTCAATGAACATATTGAGCGCATCTGTTGGACCTCGAATGATACCGTCACTAATGCGGCCATTATCCTTAGCAATCTTGATGCGTTTTTGAACCTTCTGAAGTTCATTCTCGTTCAGCGGTGCGATCTTTTTCGCAACAACAAGCACCATAACGACACCCGAGACGCCACATTGAACATCGATGACGCGCGTTGGCTTCGTGTGGATGTTGATTGCTGTCAGGTCCGGGTGGAGCCGCGCAATGGCGTCCCTAATCGGATAGAGCGTATCAATTGGCGTGACGGCTCCGGCGAGACGTTTCATCAGCGCCGCGCGGATAGGCTTTCCAGTCCGGCGACAGTCCATAATCTCGCCGGTCATCTTTTCGCCAATTCCCTTAATGTTCATCAGCGGACCAACAAGGATTTTCTTTCCATCCTTCTCGCGAAACGTCCACCGATCTGAAGAGTATTCAATGTCCACCGGGACATAGTCAATGCCTTCTTCAGCAAGTTCGCGCAGCATCGCGATCTGCTTCATAGGATTGTCTTCTGCATCGAGCGTTGCTGCCGCAAATTCGAGAGGATAATGTGCCTTGAGCCAGCAAGTCCAATAAGACACAATCCCGTAGGCCACAGCATGCGACCGATTGAAGGCCCAAGAACCGAAGGTGTTGACCTGATCCCAAATCTGCTTCGCGATATTTTCCGGGACGCCTTGCGCGACTGCACCAATGCGAAATTTCTCCCAATAGCCAGCGAAGAATTCATCACCAAGGCTCTTCGACATTGCCTTGCGAAGCTCCGATGTATCCTCCCAAGACAACTGCCCCATCTCGCGAGCGATACGCATGACTGTCTCTTGGAACACCACAATGCCGAAAGTGTCCTTTGTGAGTTCAGTCAACATCGGGTGCAGCGTCGTGATTGCTTCCTCGCCTCGCCGCCGCCGCACCCAAGCGTTTGCGCCGCCTGTGGCCATCGGTCCCGGTCGCGCCAGAGCGGTAATTGAGATCATGTCCTCAAGGTTCTCAACCTTGATCTGCTTAGTCAGAGATTTGAGGGCTTGCCCGGTGAATTGGAAGATGCCAGAGAAGCGGCCTTCATTGAGAACAGCAAACGCCTTCGGATCATCCAGCGGTATGGTTTCGAGAAAGCCACTTACATCCGGCTTGCCAATCAACTGAAGCGTCCGTTCAAAGATAGACAGCTGCGTGAGGCCGAGCGCGTCAATCTTCAACAGGTTTAGTTCTTCAGCGTCCTTCTTGTCGCACATCGTTGCGCCGGTTCGCGCATCAACGCCAATAAATTCTGTGATTGATTTTTCTGTGATGATGATGCCGGCAGCATGCTGCGACGAAGTGTTGGGGTGGCCTTCCATCTTCGCAGCAATCTTTGCCTCTGGGAATTCCTCCAAGAGAGCACGACCGGCTGGTGTTGATGTCATTGCATCTTCCAGAGCCTGCAACGCGCGGCTGTCGCCGGAGGATCGTTCGATGACACCTTCAAGCGTCCGCTCCACCATCCACTTCGGAATTTGAAGTGAAGCTCCGACTTGGTTCAGAGCAGAGCGCGGCTTAAACATGCCGACTGTCCCGAGACGCGCAACATGCTCCCGGCCATATTTGTCTTCCACGTACTCAAAAACCATATCGCGGCGCTTGTCGCTAAAATCAATATCGATATCAGGCAAGTCTTTTCGATTGATGTCAATGAACCGTTCGAAGATGAGGCCATACGGTATTGGATCAATAGCAGTAATCCCGAGAAGATAGCAAACCAAAGAGCCGCAACTGGAGCCACGGGCGGGCCCAACCACCATCCGAGACTTAGCCCAGTTGATAACATCTGCGATGATATAAAAATAATCCCCAAAGTTCTTTTCATCGATCAACCTCAATTCGCGATCAAGTCGCGCTGCATATGTTTCATTTTCAATATCACACCCGAGCTTCGCTGCGCCTTCCTCGCACATCTCGCGCAGTGTTTTCTTTTTCTCCGGAACTAGCAGCACAGCCTTTTTCAGTTCGGCGCGGGAATTCTCAATGATGAAATTCCGGTTCACCAGCGCGGCGTCCTGCTCTTCCGGCGCGGCAATATAGCGCGTGGCCTCGCGCCATTCGTCATCAGAAAGGATGTGCTGAGGATAGGTCTGAGTGTTGGAACGGAACCCGAGTGCCACCCGGTAAAGCTCCAGTTGGTCCGCGACCGGGTAGAAGTTATCGCTCCGGGCCACAAAGGAGTACCCGGCTCGCTTCGCGGCGTTGTAGAAGCCCTTAGAAACAGCCGGGGACAGCCCTATAAAGAGGTCCGGGGGAGCGCCGGACGCGGGCATTAGGTCGAGCCGCGCGGCGTGCCCGGCGATCTTGAACACCCCCGTAGCGGCCAGCGCCTCCTCATAGGTCAGGGCTGCATGGTTATTCTTCGTCGCGCTCCGGATCAGCTCATTGAGCCGCGCCAGATCATCCTTCGCGAAGAATGTCCAATAATCGAGTGTTGGCTTTTTCGCTTCCAGATCGGTGGCGACCGCCAATTCAACACCGAAGACAGGCCGGGTGCCTTTCTTCTTGCACAGCTTTGCCCATTTCACAAACCCGAAGGTGGTGCAAGTGTCAGCGATTGGGTATGCTGGCAAACCGATTTCTGTGATGCGTTTATAAACATCATCAAGATGACCGAAGGCGCGGCGGAAGCTATACCCAGTCCTGATCATTTTAAAAATTCCTTGACAGTCTCAACCAGCTTTTCGATTTTCTTGAAAAGCTCAAATTCTATCTCAATAGTGGACCAACGGAATTTACATTTCTGGCATTGTCTCCGGCGTATCCCGGTTGGCGTCGTATCCACAACAGTGCTAGGTGTCCCATCGCCACAAAACCTGCAAGTTTTCGCATCGCTCCTCTTCATAGATCACCCCGTTTGAATAACTCAATGCACACCCGCGTCAAAGCGTCCACATCCGGTCGAGCGCGGTGGTGATCCTTGAATGGCTCGTTGAACAGATATTCATGAAGAGGCTGGAGGCCGAGCCGAAAACCTTTGATGTGGAGTGTAGCTTCCACCGTACAAATCTGACGAGGCCATTTGAAATCTTTTACAGCGCAACGCTCTAATTCAAAATTTATCATCTCATGATCAAACGACATATTGTGAGCGATGACGACTGACGCCATGTTGATATGTTCAGCGATCTTGTCAATGACATTCGCAATCGGCGGAGCGTTGGCCAGCAACTCATTTGTGATGCCGGTGATCCGGGTTGTTGTCGCATTGATCTGGATTGGAGGCTTGATCAATGTCTCGTATTCATGGATCGTCTCGCCGGTCGCGAGGTCCACATGCCGCCCGAAATACTCAATCATGTGCGGCTGCTTATCCAGCTTTATTGAATGATTTGAGATCAGATCAGTTGTTTCAGTATCGATAATGAGAGCCTGCATGTCACACCCGGTGCTTCTCATTGGTCGCGTCATGCTTATCGATTTCCGCGAGAAGGTCTTCAACATTCTGGCTGCACAATCTTAAATCATCAGCAGCAATCCGAAGACAATGAGGGCAAAGTGAAACTCCCGCAAAAGGAGCATCCTCTTTGAGGCTGACAATGGCAACACCTTCCGGTGTCAGCTTGAAGAAGTCTCCTTTTGTTCGAATATGAACGCAATACATTGTAGCTGTAGCCTTGCTGAAATTTTCACGGATATGTTCAACAATGTCCTCCAGCCTCGCTACATCCTCTGGTTTCTTGGGAAGGCAGCTGACTGGTTCATGCGTCTTGTTGTAGTCTTTCGCGTCAAAGCTCATAATGAGGCTCCTTCAAACATTGACGTTTGCTTTGATGCAACGCCGAAGATATTTTTGCTGTTCATTGAGTGTGTTGCCCAGCGAAGATTTAGCCGCCGGCAATCCCATTCTTTTCCGTTGATGTGATCTGGTATGTGATGATCTTCGGAAGGTTGAGGAATTCCGGAACGCAACATGACAACAGTGTGAAGAAAGAGCGTCCGCTGAACGCGCTTCCTGTTTCGTTTTATCTTTCCAGTTTCATGACAAAAGTATCTCTCGCCTTCCGGTTCAATGTCATCTTGAACATTCCGGCGAAGATAACATTTCCTCCGGTTCTTTGAAAATTTTGGTGACCAGCGATGCCGAATAAGGAAATGATAATCTTCCTCATCAACAATGGCAAAAATTCCTGCATTGTCGTCGCCATAAATCCTGAACTCGTGTCGCGAAGGCTCCCAGTTGTTTGGATCGAATGGATCAACATCAGACGGTATCTGTATGGCCCCAGTGAAGGTCTTCACGTTTTGCCCCTTTTGAATGCGTGTCTTTCCCATAACGCGCAAACACAAACTCATCATTGAATGAAGTCAAAATTCCGCTTTCTCCCGCCGCATTGGGCGGGAGATGCCGAGCGCGATAGATGACCTCTCGCCCAATGTCGTTGAGGTCTGGATTGATCATCGTGGTGCCTTCGAAGCGCTGCCAATCTCCGGCTTCGAAAAGTCCGGCACATCCATGACTGGAGTGGTTGTTGTCGTCTTTAGACGCTTGACGTCATACCAACAGGCGAGCTTCGGTTCACCCTTATCGTTCAGTCCGGGAGGCCGCACAGAAGCCTGAATGCAGCCATAGAGGTCGAAGCAGATTGAGTCACAAACACCTTCGGTGCCGGTGACGATGTCCTTGACGTTGTGGCCGAGAAGCTTAAAGCTGGGATGGATCATAGGTGTTCTCCTTGGTTGTTAGCAAAGTACAGCGGCAATTGAAATGTTGAATGATATCATCATTAGATGGCATGTCATAAAATTCAACATACAGCTGGCCATTTTCATATCGATGCAGCCTTCCAATAGATTGGAACTCAGCATTGTACGGTCTGGCATAATCAACACCAATGTGAATTGGTGAGATGATTTTCTTCGGACGGACTGGCATAATGTTTTCAAGCTTGACGATGGCTGGAGCCGCGATCAAGGTTGCCAGTCCTGTGATGAGTGAGCGTCGGCTAAGAGACACTTCTCGCTCCTCCATCGGTGAATGCCACATTCAAAGCATCAGCAATCATCTGTGCAGTCTTTTGATCAAAGCATTCACAAACAGTCGGATACTGGTCACCAAGGAAACCTTTTTCTTCAGGATCAGTCGGCTCAGTATCGACAACAGAAGCATCAAAGCAACATTGATGCTGTGATGCCATCTCAACTTTGTATCTCATCGACGTTTCCCCTTCCGAAGATTATGCTTCCGCGCTTCCAGACCTTCAAGCGTTACCTCTTCAAGCATGGCGGAATAAACCATCATGTCGTGAGATGAATCAACATGACCGCCACGCGAAAACATATTCGCGTAGCGAGTGATCTTGACAGCTGTCAGGAGCATGAGATGAAAACGGTTGAAATCATCTTCTGTCTTGAGAGTAATACCCTCCGGGAACATGCCACGCATAACCGTCCCGAAGTTCTTGTAGTTCTGGCCATAGAGCGCGTTGCGCTCCCGGAAGGTTTCTGCGCCTTCATCGAGATGATCTGCGGCCGTCTTGGCTAGCTTCTTGCTCATGCTGCGAGCGCTCCAGCATTGTCGGTGCGAATGAAGTCAGCCAGTTCGGGCGAGAGCCGTGTCAATGCAGTTTCCGGCGCTCCGATACGCTCCCGGAGAGCTTCTGCTGCCGGCCAGACCTCCAAGATGTCTTCGAAATAACGGCTGTCCCAAATCAACGCGCGATAAGCCTGCTTCTTTGTCTCAACAGCCTTCTCGAAAATCAACTTGTTGCGAGCGTATTCCAACACCAATTCAGCAGTGTCTGCATCATAGGGATAGACGCGGCTCTTGCAGCTTCCGGTGCAAGGAACAAGTGGTGCTTCTTCTTCGGTGATGAATTCGAAACCAATGACAACATCGCTGCTCCCATTATCAACGCGAGCGCCTTTGATGCATTGATCATTCCGCGCCACACTGTACTTGTCGAGAAGCTTCATGTCACTTGGCGGATATTTCGCCTCCACAACTGACCGGACGGCGATGCAAGCCGCATTGTAGCTCGCGATCATTGCCATGTGTTCTTCCTCACACTTCACATTCTCTTCCGCGAAGGTGATAAGAGTGCGGCGATGATATTGATTCAAACGCTTCTTAGCCATTGTTGTAACTCCTTCCCTTGATTTGAAGGGCTGTGACGCCAGCCTTCTGAAATGCGTCACAAACCTCTGGATGATCATCAATGATAAACAAAACGCTTTCAGAAATTTCGCTCCCAAACCGGCGTTCGGCAAGCTCAATTTTCAACTGTGCACTTGGGCGATATTCATCGTCCGGACGCATCAGCAAGTCATCAAAGAGATGCCAGATGTTTGCTTTCTTCAAGCGCTCCTCGGAAATGGTCCGCCATTTCTCCGGCCTGGCCGTCAAGCCAATGATGTTATATCCGGCATAATGCATTGCCTCCAAAAGCTCAACAGCATCGAGAGCCATTTCATCTTCTGCTGAAGAGGCGTGATAAGCATCCCACCGGCCAGTGTGCATCGCCTCCGGAATCATGTGATCCCGGCGCGATGCGTCCATAAGCGTGTGGTCCAGATCGAACAACACCACATTTCGTTTCTTCATTGCAGTGTCGCCGCTGCCGGCGCTTCCTCGATGATGATTTCAGAGCCATTACGATCCACAACAATATCATCTTCATGGATGAAGACATCCGCGCCGACGCGCTCGCTCACCTGATTGAACTTGTCCCGGACAGACGCAGCGAGGTCCACGCC